GTCAGTCAGTCAGTCAGTCAGNCAGTCAGNCAGTCAGTCAGTCAGTCAGCCAGTCAGCCAGTCAGCCAGTCAGCCAGTCAGCCAGTCAGCCAGTCAGCCAGTCAGCCAGTCAGCCCTTTATAATGATGCATGTTGGTAGTGGTGTAACCTACTGAACTTGTTGCACAAACGCGAACGCTCTAGGTATGTAGTAATGAATGTGGTTATCAATGGTGAATGAGAATGGTTATCAGGCGGTATGGTGCGGCCCATTTGGACATGGTAGGCGGGCGGCGCGTCTGTACTCATATATAACTACGCGCACAAACTTTTGCCGAAAAATATTTTTTTTTTAATTTCTGCAATGTATTCAGTACATTGTACAGACTCCACCCCCCCCCACTTGACAAACCTCCTCGACCTGCACTACCATCTCCACAGGTTCAAACAAACCTAGAAGGCTCGACCCCTTCAACTTACAAAAAAATAATCGAGCCTTTCAAACACACCCAACGATTATGCCCAACCAAGTCCCCACCTTCCTCGGCATCCCCGCCGCACCGCCCACTCCACAACCGTGGAAGCTTCGCATTGATGGTTCCCTGAAAGGCCCCGGCTTCGACCATGCCACTGTCCCCAACCCGGCCCACCCTCAAGACCCGCCGATGGCTATAACAGAGTACTCCGAAGGCCCACCCGATTTCCTCTACCCCACCGTCTATCAAGACATACTTCCGTGGGACATGCAGACAATCCAGAACCACGTCCAGTACGGCTATGACCCACTCTTCCATGAAGTCCAGCAACGTGCCTACCAAGCGGCAATCGTCCGGCAAATCCTCGGCCTCCCATTCTTCGCACAGCCCCACGAGACTCAACAGGGTCTGCCTTATGAACTTCGTTAGTGGGGGCGCGTCCCTCAGGCGTAGCCGGGAGGGACACGGACACACGAAACTCAGCGCGGTCTCAACTACGACCTCAGATAAGTGAAGCCCCACCAGAGGGCCGTCCGGTGGGGCATCGTCACGCATTCAAGCTGTGGAGCAAGCACGTGCCAACATCCATACCCCACTTGACTTAACCTGTCAAGCGTTTTATAACGTCCTAAATCCATGAAGGAGGTCGGCTGTGATAAAGCCCTCGGTAGAAACTCTGATAGCTGCGATGCAGAACAACCAGCATGTTGTCTACAACAAAGGCGACTATAACCTTAACCTTGTTGGAATACGTAAAGACAACTACGTGTCCAACCGTTTTGATGATACAATGGTCCTCTTTTATAAACAACATGGAGAGTGGGTAATCCACTACTACCCATGTACTACAGACCCCGGCTCCTATTGGATGTTTCACGGGCTTACCAAAGGCACAGCAATATTGGTACCAGACCAATACAGGGGGGCTTATATGCTTGGAATGCATAAAGGTCTGTACGAGGCTCTGGTGCAAGTCGAACCTGTATCCGTGTACAGAGATGCTAACAGTAACATGGTGTATGATGGGGAGTCCATTGAAACAGGGCTGTTTGGTATTAATGTCCATCGGGCGAATGAGCGCACTACATCAATACTTGTGGATAAGTGGTCGGCGGGGTGTCAGGTATTGGCAGACCCGGATGATTTCAGGGAACTAATAAGTATTGTAAAGAAGTCCATAGCTATGGGGGTGTACGGACAACGCATCACCTATACTCTGCTAACGGAGGCCATGCTATGATAAAGGATAATCCTGTGATAATTCATCTTGAAGAAATTGCATTCGGCATCCATATTAAAGCCGCGTTAGCCGCTGCTGCTGCCTGTTTCGTAGAGATATTCTACGGTGACTTGGTAGTGCTTAACATTTACATGGCGTTTATGACAGCAGACTTGGTTCTTGGAATGACTATTGGGTGTATTTATGGACGCTTCGACCCACGTAAGGTGATGCACTGGGCGTATAAGTTTGGAACCAACTTGGTCCTTATTATACTGCTTGGGTTCGCTTGTCATGCCTTCTTTAGAACAACAGCCGTGCCTGTACCTGTGATAAATTGGATGCTGTTGGTGTTTATATCTGTGGATTTGGCAGCTATTATTGATAAACTAGAGCTTCTTGGACTTCCTGTACCACCGATTGTACGCACTATAGTGCGCATGATGAGGACAAAAGCGTCCAGCAGTATGCTCAAGGTGTTCCACGCCGACCCGGAATTGCGGAAAGAGGTGAGGGATACCTTTACCACAGGGGATGGACACGCCGATGAGCCAAATTAAATGGAGTCTCATTATCGGAGGAGTGCTTGCACTGATTCTTTTTATGGGATACAGAGAGTTTATTCAGTTACAGCAGGAGTGCGGGCGGTTGAGAGTGGAGCTTGAAGACGCCGTAAGTGCTAACAAGGCGTTGGATGAGTTCATTAAAAAGGTGGATGCGATAAATAAAAGGATGGAAGAACAGGATGAAGAACGCAAGAAAGACTTTACATCCTTCAACGCACGGCTGCGGAAGCTTGCGGAAGGTAACGCAGAGCTTAAAGAGCTTCTTACTATTCGTATTCATCCTGATTTGCTTACAGGGCTGCGCTCATTCAGTTGTGAGACACCAGCCCATACCCAGTAATCTCCTAACAGAGCTTACATACACAGTCCACACCTCAGAGGCTGTAACTTTTGAGATGCTGTTGGTACAAATTAAAGAGTTGGAGCAAGTCATAGACAAAGCGAACCAACGCTTTGCAGAAATTTCTCTGCTAAACAACATTAAAGGAGACTAAGAGATGAGTTTCACTCCGATTAAATTGACCCCGGACGGCTTGGCTCACGATAGAGCAGAACCCAACGAGCCGATGGATGTCCAGCACGTCCCGCTGAGTAACAGTCCTGAGAACATTGTTAAACGTGGAAGCACTGGTATCTACGTTCTGCCCGCTGATGCCGTGTCCACAGCCGATGGGAACTTGATTAAGGTACAAGATGGCAAGCTGGCGGTGTTTGCGCCTGATACTTTGAGCGCGGACCCCGGCAACTACCTGCGTAGAGGTAACGATGGCAAGCTGTACATTGGTGCAGTAGAAATTTCGTCCCTTGATGCGGACAATACAATACTGCTTGGCACTGATGGTCGGTTGAAAGTAGTCCTCCCCTTGTCCACAGAAGAATATAACTACCTGCGCCGTGGGGCTGATGATAAACTGTTCGTTGGCGGCAACGACATCCTGTCCAATGAGGCCAACAACGCCCTCGGCATCTCGGATATTGACAAGAAAGTGTATCTTAAAGCTTGGGAGGCGCATGACTACATTTCCGATGAAGCCTGCAACCGCCTGAACATCGACAACGATGGCAAGATACGCCTGTGCGCTCATGACGTGACGGCCCATGATGACTGCAACCTGCTCATCCCGGTTGAAGACGGCCTGCGTCTGTGCGCCTCTGACGTTATTTCTTCTGACCCGGACAACCTGATAGTCACCGGGATGGATGAAAAGCTCATAGTAACCGTTACAGGGCTTCTGGACCACACCTGCGGCACTCTGGTGTCGGACAATGGCAAGCTGCGGCTCGATGTTCCTACACTGACCCGTCAGGGTGAGCTTGGTAACCAGATTGAGTCCGATGACTGCACCATGTGGGTGCCCATTCAGGTATCGTCTGATGCTGGTAACCTGATTGAGATTGGGTCGGATGCCAAACCTCTGGTGCAGGCTACGAATCTCGTAGCTATTACACCTGATTTGGCCTGTAACAAGCTGACGATTGTTGACAACCGCCTCGCTGTACAGTCGGCTGACCTTGTGTCGGTTGCCATTGGCAACCAGATTGTAGTGGACCCGGCAGATTGTTCGCTCAATGTCCCGCCGCAGAGGTCGATGGACATAGATAACTTGCTGCTTCTCGGCTCTGACTACAAGCCGCTGGTTAAAGCCAATAATCTGATAAGTCTCGATTGTGAGTCACTGACTGTTGGTAGTGACGCCCGGTTGGTGATTGACACTACGAAGCTCGTATCCATCATAGCGGATAATCAGCTTGAGGCTGACGGTACCTGTCAGTTGTATGTCCCTGTACAGGTGTCTACGGATGCCGACAACGCCATTGAGGTTGGTACTGACAACCGTCCGTTCTATAAGCTGGTGCTGTCGCCTGAGACTGGCAACTTGCTCTGGCTTGATGCGGACGGTCTGCCCGGTATTAAAGCCTCGGATGTACTGTCCACTGATGCATGTAATGCCATTCACCTTGGTTCGGATGACCTGTTGTCGCTTTGTCCTGTGGATGTTGTGTCCATGGATGCTGACAACTATCTTGAGCTTGGCTCTGATGGACTGCTCATGGTGAATCAGCCCGGTCCTCAGGGGCCGCAAGGTCCTACTGGACCGCAGGGGCCGGAAGGACCTGAAGGTCCGCAGGGTCCCACTGGTGGCGGTGGCGCACAGGGGCCGAAAGGTGACCCGTTGCAGATTTACAAGACCTACGAGTCCATCGCTGATATGGAGGCTAACTGCGGGGATTCGGATGTGCCTGAGTTTGGCCTTGTTATGATTGACCCTGATGATGTGCAGGACCCCGACCAGTCGAAACTGTACATGCACACACCCAACAAGGTTGATGAGCATGGCGACCCTGTGTGTTGGACCTATATTACAGACCTGTCCGGTGCTGTTGGTATTACAGGTCCGCAAGGTCCGGTTGGACCACAGGGGCCGCAGGGGTCTGTTGGTCCTGAAGGTCCTACAGGGGACCCCGGTGGTGATGGGCCTGAGGGACCGCAGGGGCCGCAGGGTGTAGCAGGTCCGCAGGGACCCGCTGGTGATGATGGGCCTGAGGGACCGCAGGGGCCGCCGATGGAACTGTCGGAAATGTCCTGCAACAAGTTGAAACTCGATGTACAGCATGAGGTGTACTTGTGCGCCGCTGATTTGATTTCCTCTGAGCCGGGTAACTGGTTGCAGCTTCGTGACAATGAGTTGTATGTGTACCCCGGCGGTGGTGGGGATGACCCGCTTCGTGAGCTTATCTCTGATGACTGCGACAACAGGCTGTCCATTGGGTCTGACCTTCGTGTCAGCTTGAGCAATGAGGATGTAGTTAAGTCTGCTGCCACTACAGGGCTTACGACATTTGATGTGGTGCCCGGACCTGTTGCACTGGCTGATGGTGTTGCACCTGAGTGTGCGGCTATTCAGGTTGATGCCCGTCAGTTGTTGGCGAATGTGGCTGGTAACTTGATTAATATTGAGCCGCTGTTCGATACATTCGGTCCTCATGCCACGGCTTGTAATGATGTGTTCGCTACATATACGTCTGTGGCTGATATGGAGGCCGCACTTGGTACGGTGCCTGTGGGCAGCTTCGTGGTGATTATCACTACGAGTCCTTCTGACCCGAGTAATGGTAGTGTGTATCAGCGTGGTGATACCAGCTTTGTGTTCTACACAAGAACTGACCCGGCTAATCCGTGTGTGCCGATACATGAGTTCTATCAGTTCTCTGTGACTGCGAATAATCTTATATCCAGTGACGCCAGTAACACGCTTACGGTTGGTACAGACAACAGGTTGTATGCAACTGGAAGTTCCAGTGTGGTTGTGTCTGCTGATGCTAATAATGCCATTCAGGAAGGTACAGATGGTGGTGCATTCATCGAGGCTGGATGCGGTCTAGAGGTTATTGATGACAAGGTGTTGGTCGTAGCTCTGGATGAATCTTCGGCACTTGAGTGTACTGAGATTGGTCTTAAAGTAATGATAAGTGGACACTCCAATAACATTATATCTAGATTTAGTGATGGACTGTATGCAGCCGTAAACCCAAGTGTGTCTGCGGATGCTGGTAACGTCATTCAGGAAGGTACAGACGGTGGCGCACTGTTGCAGGTAGCTGATGTTGACTCCGTTAATTTCCTTAAAAATACTGGTGGTGTACTCAGTGCAAGTGTCTCCGAGAATTTCGGGAACGTCCTTTACATAGGTTCTGATGAAGGCGTTATGTTGGCTTGCGCTGACTTGCGGGTAGAGGCTCCGTGGAACATGCTCATTGTTGATGGTGAGAAGCTGGCTGTTTACGCTAGCGATGCGCTGTCTGATTCCATATACAATCTTTTGAAACTGGATTATAACAATAAAATAATTCTTGAGCTTGGTGACCTAGTATCTTCTGATGGTGATAATGCTATTGTCGAAGGTACTGACGGTAAGATGTGGGTAGATGCTAACGGTCTTGTTGGACCACAAGGTCCGCAGGGCGTTCAAGGACCGCAAGGTGTGCAGGGTGCTACTGGGGCCACTGGTTCTACAGGACCTGAAGGACCCGAAGGACAAGAAGGTCCGCAGGGTGCTACCGGGGCTACTGGTTCCACAGGACCTGAAGGACCAGAAGGTCCGCAGGGTGCTACCGGGGCTACTGGTCCGCAAGGTCCGCAGGGACCTGCTGGTGCGCCGTTCTCTATCTATGCGGTATACGCATCTATAGCGGACATGGAGGCTGACTTTGCCAATGTGCCAGAAGGCAGTTTTGTTATCATAGAGTCCGGCGACCCGGATGACCCTGATAACTCCAAGCTGTTTGTACGTAGCGCGTCTGAGTTTGACTTTATAACAGACCTCTCCGGTTCACAGGGTATTCAGGGGCCGCAAGGTGTTCAGGGTATTCAGGGTCCGAAGGGTGATACTGGGGACCAAGGCATTCAGGGTGCTACCGGGGCGACTGGGGCTACCGGGTCCACTGGACCGCAAGGTCCCGCTGGTGGTACGGGTCCTGCTGGCCCTAGCGCGGTTTCTACGGACACTGGGAACCAAGCGGTACTTGGCACTGACAGTTTGATTTTTGTGCCCAAGACGGCTGATTTCCCGCTGTATTTTAATGCGGATGAGAGCATGACCACCATCTACTCGTTCATGCCGACTGGCTACTCGACTGTGGCTATTGTTGGCAAGGCTGGTGACGCTGCTGTTACTGGACTGACTATCACTATTACGGAGCAGTATAACGCTTCGCCTGCGGTAGTTAATCTCAGCGGTAATACGGCTTCAAGTATGACGAGTGTTGCTGGTAAGCCCGTGATGATTACGTTTGGTGGGACAACCGCTACGGAAGTAAGCGCGTTGCTGAAGCTTCAATAGTATAACATGGGGAGAGCGGTTTAACATCGCTCTCCCCTATTACGGGGTAGCTATGCTAGGATATACAAAGCCAGTACCCTCAGTACCACATGTACTGATTGAGTATATACAGTCTGATAAGGGTCAGTATTTGGACCTAGGACTGCTTTGGGGTAATACACAATATAAAGTTGAATTGGATTTCTTGCTTCCAACACCTAGTAATGCGCAAGTTTCTATACTCGGTTCCAGAAATGATACACCGAGTACTGCACGTTTCGGCAGTTTATATTTCGGTTCCACTAACGTGCAAGGTGTATGGGTGGGGTCGGCTTCTAATAGATTGCCGAATACGTTTGTGTCCATGACACGTTACCTGTATTCTGTTGAAGTGTTTCAGCCCAGTTTGCAGCTTGTAACAGAACTTGACGGTGTTGTGAGAACTTCTACATACACTGGACTGACAGATACTGGCATACCAGTATATTTGTTTGGTGCGAATTTGAATGATAACATCGTTGAACGTAGTGCGATTCGCATGTACGGTTTCAAGTCGTGGTCTAATAATGTGTTGATTCGAGATATGGTTCCTGTGCTTGATATGACGAATCGCCCTGCACTGTGGGATAAAGTCAACGATGTATATTACTACAATCAGGGAACCGGGGAGTTTACATATGTTTGATATACTTGGTGGATATACATTACGAACAATTCCAGAACCTCCTGTTGGTTATAGTACTGATATAGAAATCACAGTTAATCCTACAGTTGGTGTAAGTTATCGAACTGTTTTCGCTAGAGGAGAAGCTGGTACTAGTATACTAAATATAGATTGGGGTGATGGTAATGTTCAAAATTACAATCTTGTTGGAACAACTCCCAATGTTATTAACTATACATATTCAATATCTGGAAGTAAAACAATAAGAGTTACATCCGATGACATTGTTGGAAGTATATTATTTGGTGTTAATGGTACTATTAATACTATTGCTAAGATATTAACTGGAATCCAAAAGTTTCGGGCACTTACTGCAAAAGAAATACTTTATTGTTTTGCCTATGCTGAAACTTTTAATGGTCCTATACTGGCAACTTTTTCAGATGAAGATTTACCTTTAGTTGAAAATTTTAGTTATTGCTTTTCGCATTGGAGTACATTTAATCAGCCTTTACCTCAGAATTTTATGTCAGGAAATTATCCTAATGTAACTAATTTTCAAGGTTGTTTCGATTACTGGACTGTTTTTGATAAAGCGTTACCTCAGAATTTCATGTCTGGAAATTACCCTAATACTACTAGATTTACTGCATGTTTTAGGGATTGGCAGGCATTTAATCAGCCCTTACCTCAGAGTTTCATGTCGGGTAGTTGTTCCAGTGTAACTGAGTTCTCTGTTTGTTTTTATAATTGGAGGTCATTTAACCAACCCCTTCCAGTGGGGTTCATGTCAGGAAATTACCCTAGTGTAATTACTTTTGCTCTGTGTTTCTATAATTGGGTAAAATACATTGGAACAATACCTATTGTGAAATCCTTGAAATCAAATGTTGCTTTTAATCAATGTTATTATGGTAATTCCAGTATGACCGGAAACGGTATGCCTGTGGTTAATAACGCAGTTGTTCCGCTAGGTACTATATCACAATGTTTTAATGGTTGCACCTCTCTATCTGATTACGCACAAATACCTTCGGGATGGAAATAATTATGAATGATATACTTGGTGGATATACGCATAGAAGCGTTGGACCATTAGTTCCAACGACTGAAATAGAGTTTGTTATTACAGCCACTGTACCGCGTTCCATAGCTACTACAGTATTGGTTGATGGTACTGGTATCATGTATAACAGCATAAATGGAGTTGAGGGAATTCCGTGGGAGATGGAAGAGTGGGTAACTGACCAGTTTTATACAAGTTATGGTGTTGGTGAACATGTGGTGCGTCTGTGGTCTTATAGTAATATATATAATGTAGATTTGGTATCTCAAAGTGTGCATTATGATATAACTACAATAAATGTGTGGCGTAGTGATACGATAACAAGTATGCAGACTGCGCTTCGTGGTAATGTTAATGTACACACACTTATACCAAGTTTTGCATCAGATACATTACCATTGTGTACTAATTTTGCTGATTGTTTTTCGCATTTGAATAGCTTGGTAACACCCTTACATCCTAATTTTATGGGTGGTGATTATACACGTGTTTTATATATGAACCAGTGTTTCGGTGATTGGGCTAGCTATGCTGGTCCTATCCCTATTGTAAACGCAAGCTCATACGCTAATTATTTCGGTTGTTATTATGGTAATAGTTTAATGACTGGAACTGGAATGCCTGTAGTAAATAGTGCGCCTAACTCTACAAGCTATGCGTCATGTTTTAAAGGTTGTACTTCGCTCTCTGATTATGCACAAATACCTTCAGGATGGAAATAATTATGTTAGGCTATCAGAAACCTACGGCTGTGCCCGTACCTACTACAGAGATTGAATGGGTTATTGATTTACCGTCTACCATGTCATATACATTCCATTTGACGGGGGTTACTGGTGCAAATGTTTATGTATCATATGATGGTATTGTTGAAAGTGTGTTAGTACTTTCCAGTCCTAGTGTTGTTGATGTTATTAAAAGCCTTTCTGCCGGACAGCATGTAGTACGTGTCTGGTCTTTTGATGAATTACGCCGTGTTTATTTGGCGGATGCTGCTTATGCTCAATATGTTACAGCTATAAATAAGTACGCTAGTAGTACAATTAATAGTATGGTGAACGCTTTTAATGATTGTATCAGTGTCAGTACAATATTACCTAGTTTTACGGCAGATACACTACCACTTGTTACTTCGTTTGAGAACTGTTTTAGAAGACTTATATCATTTAATGGGGTTCTACATGAAGATTTCATGTCCGGTGATTATCCATTAGTAACTAGTTTTGAAAGATGTTTTGCTTTCTGGTTTATGTTTAATAATGAGCTACCTAGTGGTTTCATGTCAGGAGAGTTTCCGGTAGTTGTTAATTTTATGTATTGTTTTAATCGGTGGGAGGTTTTTAATAAAGACTTACCTGCTGGTTTTATGTCAAATACCTATCCACTTGTTAAATATTTTGAGTCTTGTTTTTATTTATGGAGTTCTTTTAATAAGCCGCTACCAAGTGAGTTTATGGCTAAACAGTATAATAGTGCAATAACATTTGATTTATGTTTCGCTGGTTGGGCACAGTTTAATCAACCACTCCCTGTTAGTTTCATGTCTGCAACTTTCCAATTGGTAACGACATTCCAGAGTTGTTTTTTGAATTGGACACAGTTTAATCAACCCCTTCCTGTTGATTTTATGTGTGGGGATTATAATAATGTAATAACATTTAGTAATTGTTTTTCTGGATGGGAACATTTTAATCAACCCCTTCCTGTTGATTTTATGTGTGGTACATTTTCAAGTGTTAGTGCTATGAATAATTGTTTCCACCGATGGCTTGTGTTTAATAATACACTACCATATAATTTTTTATCTGGTGGACATATGACTGTGACTACATATGATTCATGTTTTAGTCAGTGGCGAGCTTTTAATCAAGTACTTCCTGTAAGTTTTATGACGGGTGACTTTCCTGCACTTACAACTATGGCATCATGTTTTATTGGATGGAATGTCTTTAATAAAATGCTACATGTTGGTTTTATGACTGGAAATTTTCCAAACATAACTAACTTTGCTAGTTGTTTTAGGGATTGGTTGGTTTTTAACAGTACATTACCAGTAGGGTTTATGCAGGGGGTATATAATAAAGTTATTTCATACGCTTACTGTTTTTATCAATGGACGGCGTATACTGGAAATATACCAGTTATATTATCAGATTTATCTGGTGTAGCATTTCAAAGTTGTTATTATAGAAATATTAATATGACAGGGAGTGGAATGTCTGTAGTTGCTGGTGCAATAATTCCTGTAGGTGCTACTACGTGGTGTTTTACAGATTGCACCTCTCTATCTGACTATGCACAAATACCTTCGGGATGGAAATAATTATGAATGATATACTTGGTGGATATACGCATAGAAGTGTTGAACCATTGGTTCCAACCACGGAGATTGAGTTTGTTGTGGATTTGATGGATGAAAAAGAATTTACATTTTTAGTATGGGGTCCCGCCGGGTCGCAGTTTCATGTTTCATACAATGGCGTGGAAGATAGTATACACACGTTAGGTGGTGTTTATTCTTATGCAGTATCTAAGGAGTTATCTATTGGTGATTGCACTATACGATTATGGTCTTATGATAATATACATCGTATAGCCGTACATAACCAAATTTATACGGAGGATTTTGATGTAATTGAGCTTAGACGATACCAGAGTAGCACAATAATTAGTATGGAACATGCGTTTTTTAATTGTCGCAGACTAGCTGTATGTTTACCTAGTTTTACATCGGACACACTCCCTTTAGTAACAACGTATGACGGGTGTTTTTGCGGGTGGCATACATTTAATGGTGTATTACATGCTGATTTTATGTCTGGAGATTATTTATTAGTCACGTCTTTCGCTGCTGCATTTTCTGAGTGGTTTATGTTTAATCAGTCTTTACCTAATGGTTTTTTGTGTGGTGCTATGCCGTTTGTGGAAAGTTTTAACTACACATTCAACGGTTGGTGGGCATTCAATGATGTATTACCAGCTACATTTATGACACAACAGTTCCCTAGTTTAGTTAATATATCATATTGCTTTAGTGCTTGGCGGCATTATAACCAGCCGCTACCAGTAGGTTTTATGTGTCAATACTTTCCAGTGCTATATACATTGGTTGGATGTTTCAGTGGTTGGTGGGATTTTAATCAAGTATTACCTACAGGTTTTATGTGTCAATCATTTTCATTGGTACAGTCTTTTCAACTTGTTTTCAGTGGTTGGGAGAGTTTTAATCAAGTATTACCTACAGGTTTTATGTGTCAATCATTTCCATTAGTACAGTCTTTTCAGTCTACATTTAGCTTTTGGAGAGCTTTTAACCAAGTTCTTCCAGCAGGTTTTATGTGTCAAGATTTTTCTTCGGTAGTAACTATGCGTAGCTGTTTTAGTGTGTGGAGTACTTTCAATAAGACGTTGCCAATAGGCTTTATGCTTGGTGGTACTGGTAATGTATTAGATTTTAACGAGTGTATGTCAGTGTGGACATCTTATAGGGGTGCTATAGTGTTATTGTTTGGAACTACTACAGCGAATTATGCTAGATGCTACAGTGCGAATCGTTATATGCAGGGTGCTGGAATGCCGCTAGTTATAACACATACTGGTGTTGGGGATATTACAGAGTGCTTCCGTGATTGCACCTCCCTCTCCGACTACGCCTCAATACCTTTCGGCTGGAAATAGGAGTCTACCATGTCACAGACCACACCTGTGAGTGTCACAATGAAGCTTGTTAAGATGCAGCACAAGTGGCCCACTATTGCGCGGGACCTTGCGCTTATGTCGCAACCACAAACACAAAGCTCGCAGTTCGACATTGAAGATGTCGCACGTATGTACGACCTGTCTTTGGTCGAACTGAACGAGCTTATTATAAATCCTACGTTCCGTCAGCTTGTTGTAGAGGCGGTACGTAATCTTAAAGCACTTGGCCCTCGTGCGGGCTTTCGTATGAGGGCTGAGTTGCTTGCAACTGAACTGCAAGAGAAGCTTTATAACCGCGCTGTCAGTGGTAGTATGGAGGACAAGCAGATGTTGCAGTTCCTAGCAGTACTGCTTAAATCTGCTGGTCTCGAAGCACCTCCTGAGGATACACCGCCGCCCATGCCTGCTGGTCCATCGGTTCATGTGGCTCTTAACTTCCCAAGTATACCGGGACGAAGCCTTGACCACGCCCGTGTAATTGCGAAACCACAGGAGCTGATAGATGTTTAAGTATGTACCAACACCCACTGGAATAAAATTTCATGGCAGTAACAAATTTCTGAAGGGAATAACTGGGCCATTTGGTTCTGGCAAGAGTTGCATTATAGCTGAAGATATTCTCATGTATGGATGCGAACAGGCACCTGCGGCAGATAACGTGCGTTATACTAGGTGGGGTATCATTCGTAGTACGTATCCTGAACTTATGTCCACCACAAGAAACTCTATACTGGAAGTTATGCCTGTGGAGTTCGGTACAATCAAGCTGGCTGGCGCACCAATCACAGGGTTGTGGAGGTTCCCCTTGCCGGATGGAACTGTGGTTCAGATGGAGTTCGTACTACAAGCCCTTCAGACGGCAGAGGACGCAGAAAAAGTGAAATCTGCGAACTGGACTGGGGCGTGGCTGAATGAGACAACAGGAATCGCCTCAGAGGTTCTAGCGGCGGTCATGGGCCGTGTCGGACGTTTCCCGCCTGAAAATCTTGGTGGGTGTTCGTGGGCCGGAGTTCTGCTGGATTTCAACCAGCCACCTCATGGGCATTACCTCGGTACTATGATGGAGTCTCCTGAGGACAACTGGGAGTTTTTCAAACAACCGCCTGCCGCATTCAAGCATGTTGACGACATGGGGGTTGTGACGTATGAAGTGAACACGGAAGCTGAGAACTTACAAAACCTCAAGGGTGGTGTGGAGTATTACAGCAACCAGATTGCGGCATGGAAGCAGCAGGGACGTACTGATATGATAGACTCCCTGTTCTGCCTTGAAGATGTCCCAATGAAAGATGGTAAGCCTGTGTACTCGGAGTTCAATTATGATATGCATGTATCCAGAACAGAGCTTGTACCGATTCAATACACTGATATAGTGGTTGGGTACGATACTTCTGGAATACATCCAGCGGCTGTTATACTTCAGTTACAGCAGGGCAGGTGGGCGATACTGGATGAATTGTACGGTGATGAGATGGGTATGGAGACTTTTATTGACCAACTACTTATACCGACACTACATACAAAATACGCTAACTGTGAAGCCATTGTAAGCTGTGACCCGGCAAACGCAAGAGAAGGTTTTAAAGGGCTTGCACCAACAGAGCATTTGAAAAATGCAGGACTTCGTGTAGTGACTCCATCGACAAACGACCCTAAGACTCGTATACGTGCAGTGTCCACATTACTTAACAGAAATTTTGGTGGGCTTATAATTTCACCCAACTGCACTTTAACGATACGAGCTATGCAGGGTGGATACAGATATAAGAAGTTAAGAGCTTTTGGTTCTATAACAGAGGCATTTAGTAACGCACCGGAAAAGAACTTGTACTCACATATAGCTGATGCTATTCAGTACGGGGTGCTACAAATACTTAAAGGTGATACGTATGATGATGCACATCTACGAAATACAAGAAGGCGTTTAGATAAACGCAGAAAAACACTCAAACGTATAATGTGAGTATGGTATGTATGAACCTGTCAGTGAAGAAATAAAATCTCCCAAGAAGTCTGTTGACCCTATAGCCAACATCACAATTGAGCGTTTTAACGAGGCGGTTCGTTGGCAGTCGCAGGAACGTGTTTACGGTGACCTGTCGTTGCGGCAGACATTACAGAATTGTTATGACCAGTTTAACGGGCATCTATCACCAGAAGACCAGCAGATTGTGGACGAACTGGGGGTAGATGCCTATGTCAATCTAACATCCATGAAGGCGTGTACTGTACAGTCTTTTCTTACTGAGACACTGGTGCAACCAAATACACTGCCGTGGGCTATAGAAGCGACTCCGTTACCGGAGTTGTCTATTCGTGGTGAAGATGAAGCTGTACAGAAGGTTCTTCAGGAACTGTATAATGGACAGTTTAATGGTGATGTGATGGAGCTTATTACGGCTGTAAAAACACAGACACTTAGAAAGGAACATGAATTAGCTATTACAGCGGCTGAACATATGGAGAAACTTATCATTGACCAATGCCTGCAAGGTGGTTGGAATACCGCAATGAAAGAGTTTCTAACAGATTTTACAGTGTATCCATTCGCTGTATTGCACGGTCCCATTCCAGTACGCCGTCCACAATTACAGTGGGGAACTAATAATATACGTGTCAGGTCGGAAAATTTTTATGAGTTTAAGACTGTCTCACCATGGGATTTCTGGTATTCACCAGACTCACCTGACACACAACGTGGCACTGGGATATTTCTGCGTCAGCGTTGGACACGTCAGAACCTGCTGCAAGCTGCTGAGATGAAGAGCTACATAAAGGCTAATGTTGTTAAAGTGCTTGAAGGTACGGAAACTATAAAGGATTATAACTTTAGGTGGATGTCTGGAAACCCGGACCAGCTTGATAATAAACTTATAGCATGGTCTAATGGGTCAACAACAATAGACGCACTTGTGCATTATGGGTTCTTCAGTGGTAAGGAACTTAGTGACTATGGTATTACCGGACTTGATTTGAAGCATTATTACAATGCGACAGTTACTGTTATTGACGGTGTTACAATCCAAGTTATAGTCCATGACAACCCTAATCTTAACATCCGTCCTGTATTTACTGCCAGTTTTTATAAGCAGCGTGACCGTATAGCTAGTTGTGGTATAGCACAGCGTGTTCGTGATGTGGAACGATGTTTCATAACAGCCCTTAGATATCTTATGTCGAATGCTGCTGGCGCGTCCGGTCCTATCACTGAGGCAGATTACACACGTTTCTCAAAGTATATGGGTGATGAAGATATAGGTAGATTGATACCTAACACTGTTTACCCAGTGGATAGTGAGATTGGTACGAACAATCCGGCTTTTCGTTTTTATACAATTCCAAGTGCTATTCCACATTACATGCAACTGTTGCAATATTTTATGGACCTCGCTGATAGAGTGACAAATATACCTGCTGCGTTACATGGTACGGCGCAGGGGTCTGGTGCAAATAGAACTTTCCGTGGTGCCGCCATGTTACAAGGCAACGCTGTAAAGGCTATATCAGCTTCAGTGAGTAACATAGATGACACGGTATTTGGTCCACTGGGACAACTTATATACAGTTACAATATGCTCTATGAGCGTGATGATTCTATCAAGGGTGACTGTAAAATATTGGCGCAAGGTTCCGCTGGTTTGCTTCAAAGGGAGCTTGACAGACAGAATAGTTACGAGATATTGCAAATGGTATCTTCGGCAGGGCAACAGCTTATGGCTATGCCTACTGGTCAGGCCATTATGATGTGGGCTTTGAACAATGTGCTTGGTAACATGGGTGTTCCGAAAGAGCTTTTGTCCACGAGTACCCCCATGCCTGCCGGGGATGTTCCCGGCCCCGGTGGTGAGATGCCTCCCGCCGAACAACCCCTTCCTATGGGTGGTGAACAATGATTGATGGTGTAAAAGTAAATATTGGGGATACTGTATATGTCCTCGGTATAGGCAGTGGGCAGGTTACGAAGGTAAGTTCTGATGGTGGATTTTCTGTAAGGACTGGTAGTGGTGAAGCTAGTTACCGTTCTGGTGGGTATGTGGCTAATAAACGCCGCGTGTATTGGGCCAACCCAATCTTTATTACCCCGCCCAATGACCCTGTGTTGTGGAGAGCTTTCACAGAACTCAGTACAGACCTATATAACAAGTTGCAGGATTTGAAATCTGGCAGGTATATACTGCGGGAGCAACAAGATGTGGCAGATGATTAAAGCATTCTTCATTGACCACATTAACTGGTGCCATCCGGTAAACAGTAAAGGTCAAGAGAAAGAATCCACACTGTTCTATGAATATTGGTGCAAGCTGTTCTGGCCTATTCCTTGGATGGAAGCCCCCTGTTGGTGTTGCGCCAGTGTTCGTGGTGTAATCTACGGCCTCATTGTCGGGGCTATCTATGGGAGGTACATATGGGCATAAATACAGGCGGCTGGTTTGGTGGTGACCCTTGCGGTCCCGCTCCCGAACAACGCATCCAAAACACTCCGGGTAAAGAAATTTTGTTCTCACCTAATACCCCTCCCGGTACAATCTATTCACACGTGTTCACTGTAGGACCCGGACAGGTTGTACTTATTGACGCATATAACATGCCTGATTTTTCATGGGTGCGCGTTAATCGTGTAGCGGTATCTAACTATGCACCTATTGTTATAGACGGCCCCTGTCCACCTTGTAACATGCTTAAACGTGACCCTGATGGGCAGATTACGTTTGAAGCTCCTATGACACTTGGTTGTGAACCGTGTTGGAGATTATTCCGTAACTCGGATATAGACCAGCAGTTGCAGTTGATGTTTATGGTACCCGGTATGTATAGACTTGAACTCAAGGATACTGACATGCTTGGTGACCTTGAGGTTGAGATGCAACGATGGGTAATGGCTAATACGCCATCTATCCCGCATAATTATAATGCGGGGCTTGGTGATTGTTGCTATGGGGGTACACCGTAATGGCTAGACTTCCTGTTATAGAAAGAATGCGTTCTGGATTTCCCATACCGCTCTTGGATGACCAGTCTCAGAGTGTAGAAAGTCGCATGTTTCATGTGTTCCCCGGTCAGGTTGCGGTTGTTCGTGCTTATGGTTTCATGCCCTATAAAGAGCGTGTAGATGACACAGAGACACAGGTTACGCAGGTTGCTTGCTTGCAGTCTGTTATCTTTGAAGAGTCTGCTCTGCCTGATTATGATTCCTGCCAAGGACTCATAGTTGACTTTTCAAAGTATAAAGGTCAGGTGAAAGAACTTGACTATGTGTACTTGGATGGGTGTGGCGTTGAAGTATCGGCTTGTAACAACCATATTCTCATTAACATTCCCGGCTCGTATAGGTTCGTCTTGAATGATGAAACTGCGGTTGGTATGGCTCGTATCTATGTGACTATCATGGACCGGGGCGTATACACATGGGAATCAAAACTGTTTGTTGGAGAGTAACATGAGTTGTACCGAAATCAAATTTCTTGATGGTGGGACACTTGCCAATGTTCACATTCACAACTCGGAGATTATTGGCGGCACTATGTCCGGCACTGAACTCTCCAACATTGTGTTGAAGGGCAATGTCACCATCGACCCCGCAACTGGTGCAGGTATTGTGAACCAACTGTGCCAGTACATACAGGAATGCGTGTTCCTATCCTTCACTGATTGCAACGGCGCACCACACGCACATGGTGCTAAAATTCCTAACTGCGTTCAAGTTTTGGAAATGATTCAGGAATATCATGAGCCTGTATTTGAACCTGCAACCCCGTTGTCAACGGTTGCAGATAAGCTTCCGACAACCATGTATGGTGCAAGAGAAAAACTTCTTGGTGTGCCTGCCACGTGGATGAAAGTTGCCCCAAACCTGTACGTCCCTGTTTACACTGTGTAGGGGGTGTGTTATGGCTAGGTTGACAACTGTACCACTCGGACCTGCAACGCTTTCTGAAATGTTTGGGGAGCAGTATTGCACCCGTGTGAACAAGTTGGAAGAGGACGAACGGCGGCGTCACGAAAAACGTGAGGATGCTATATGCCAGCGTAAACGTAATAATGCTGGCTATGAAAAACTTGCGAACCTTAGATACGGAGGATAAGGATATGGCCTGTGGCTCTTGTCGGAAACCTAAAGAGGTTCGGACACCAAGTACAACGCAGCAGCAACCTGCGGCGAGTAACAATCAAAACAACAGCGACCAGCGGTCCAAAATAACAGGGATTGGTTATGTCAAAAAATAAATTACCCGAAGAATTGACAACCGCAATGCAACAAGCGATTGCAGGGCGGGAAGGCTTGGAAGAATTTAACAAGGCACTTACTATGTTGCATACTAGCGCAGTGGAAAACTTTCGTATGTGTGCTGCAAAAGCGGTGTTTGATGATACAGCTAGATTACAGGCGGCGCAAGCGGCTGGTATCGTGTCTGGTATAAAGCTTGTTATGGATACTTTCAATCGCCTTACAGACATCTAAGAGGAAATTACTATGTCGCAACAGGAAGTAACTAATCCGATGCGGTTTCGCAAATCCCCGCATCCAGCCGCAAGAGCGGCTGCCCAGTTTAAGGATGAGCATAAGGATTGGTATAGTGGCACTCCGGTACAACCTGCGGCTCCGGTTCAACCCGTAGACCCGGTTACCCCGGTTGCTGCCCCTGTAACGCCTCCTGCTGAACCTTCGCAACCTCAGCAAGCACCGCTTACCCCGGTGTCAGATATAACGCCTCCTGCCGATTATATGAGTCTGTTTTCGCCGTCTACCCCTTCGGCTCCTGCGAAGCCGGAACCAAGTGTGGAACCAGCGAAGGACAGTGATGAATTGGTGAATCTTCGTAAGGAACTTGAGGATACCCGTGCGGAGTTGGCTTCTACAAAAGAGAAAGTCACTCTGTCGGATGAGTTGCAACAACTGCAACTTGAACGTGAACTTGAAAAGATGCTTGGAGAGAACGCTAATGAGTTCGCCACCATTGCGCCAGAAGATGCAAAAAGGTTGCTCACACCTGTCGTTAAAATGGTTAAAGACTCGCTTGGTTCTACGCAGAATGCTACGAAGAAGGCTCTTGATGCCCAACAGAAAAAGCTTGATGAGCATGTAACTCGGTTGGAACAAGAGAGGGTACAGGCTAAAGTTGCGTCCTTGCATAAAAAACTGTTGACTGCCCACCCGGACCTTGAGCAGTTGCAGAAGTCTCAGGCGTATTATCAGACGATGACTGCGCCTGTTGATGGGTCCGGTCTTACTGTAGGTCAGTTGGTGGCCGCAGAGTTTAATAGAGGGAATGTGGATTATGTAATCAATGTGTTGAATAAGATGAAAGATTCACAACCTTCATTGGAAAGCGTGGCGGTGGTAAGTCCCGGCAGTGTCGGGTCTACACCAGCGGCTAAGTCTGACGCACCAGATGGGCAACTCTCAATGGAAGAACTGGCTGACTTGAAGTTTAACTTCCAGTCTGGTAGGATTTCACGTGAGCAGTTCAGTGCCGCTATGAAGAAACATCGAGAAGCCCGGACTGGTGCTTCCGCAAACTAAACTGTAGAGGTAAGGTATGAAACTCAATTCTGCATCCGGTTATGGTGGCCTCGAAGCTACGCCTCTTGCCCGTATCGGATATTACAATGAAATCATAACTCGTATTTACGAGCGTGACTTTCTTCCCATGATTACCAATAGCGACATCAATGAGCGTATCGTGCAGTGCAACCAGCAAGTGCAGATTATGAAAGCTCCTGAAGTCGGTGGTTGGCGCACGTATCAGAAGAACCAAGAGCTTATCCCGAACCAGATAAGCACTGATGCTATCTGCTTGCAGATTTGCAATGCTGCTTATAATGCTATCAAGATTGACAAGACGGATATTCACTTTGCGTGTGACCGTTGGGCTTCTTGGGAAGCCGCATTCCTTGATGCAGTATACGAGTCCTATGTTGAAATGCAACGTAAGTGGGTCCTTACTGCTATGATTCTTGAAGCCAGTGCGCAGAACAAGGGTGCAAAGGCCGGGAAGTTTGGCAAGATTGACCTCGGTTCTCGTGGTAACCCGGTTGTTGTGAATAAAGATACCATTACCCGCCGCATGGCTGAACTTCAGCAGGTTCTTATGGAACAGCTTCGTTGGAAGAATGGTGAGATGTTCGCTGTACTTCCCACTGCGTTCCGTCTTGCCCTTGCAGAATCCAACTTCGCTAATGCCTCGTGGACTGGTAGTTGCCGCACCTGTTCTTATGGTATTGATGGTATGTGGGAAGAACCCCTTGTCGGCTTTAACATCATTGAAACTACGCATTCGCCGTTTGTTATTGAAACTGATGGGCGTGTATGTTTCTATATTATCGCAGGGCATAAGTCGGCATTTGCTTATGCTTCGGACATTATTGAAGGCCGTCTGGTTGAATCTGAACGTACCTTTGGTGTTGAATACCAGATGCTGGCGGTATGGGGTGGCAAGATGCTGTATCCCGAAGCCATTGCTATTGCGTATTGGACCTTTGAATAACCTTTAGCATCGAGAGGAATAATCTCATGGCAGATGTAAAAATCTTTCAGGGTGGTACACCCGATGTAAAATTTGCGTGGTGCGCTGGTGACTATACGCAGTATGGCTTCCCGTTTGAAAGTATCCGGCAGGATGGAACACCGCCTTTTAATGCGCGTTGTGATGGTGCATATGCGCTTGGGTATTTCACCCTTGGTATGCCTGTTAAACCTTCTCAGATGGTTTATCAGCGTGACGCTTTCACCGCTGCCAACCTTAAAGTCGGTGACGTTATTCGGTGCATTGTTGTGCCGCCTGACCATTACGCTACCTACCTTAATGTGAAACTTGTTGATAAGGATGAGCGGCTTGCTGGTGCTACTTTCGGTATTATTGTTCAGGAAGTGACACGTAATGCTGATGGTGATTTTGTATACACGAATACTAGCCTCATTGATGATGTGGCTGCCAGTGTTGGTGTTACAAACACTATTGACGTATCCGGTGCAACACCCACCAACATCATGCTGCCCCTGCTTGACATTGGCACCGCCCCTCTTATGCCGCTTTATGCCACTTCGGAGAAAGCGTATGTATTGGGCTTTATCATTAAGTCGCTCCCCACGGACGACACTGTAACCTTTGACACAATGCTGAATGCGCTCTACCTTTCGGTTAAAATCGAAGGGTTTGATTGCCCGCACCAGTACTAGGAGAGTGACATGGGCGCACAAGACAGAGAATTTGGTGGTTTTCCGAAAGGCGTTGTTGGTGACCTCGCTCGTGACCGTACTGACCGCCCCAAAGAATTGAACCTTAAAGCCAAGGCGTTTACAACCAGTACCGATAACAAGTCTCCCGTCCGGCCCACAGCTACAGAACGGTAGACTACAATGAGTAGGGAGGTCATAAAGCGTATGCAACGGGATAGAGTTGAAGGAATCTACGAGCGTGTCAGCGAGGAAGAACAGGTTCGTAAACTGCAAGAGATGGGGGCCGCTAACGCGGTTCCCCCTCTTCCAGTATCTCCCTGTGTGAAAGTAAAAAGTACTGGTGAGATACATGAGTGGTCTGAGGATTTTGCGAACAGACCAGACCTGTGTGTTAATTGTGACGAATCTGGTAACGAAGACCCTGCTGTATGGCAGAATCGTCTACCATCTGGATATGGTAAAGACCCCTATGAAGCGCAGGTAGCTTACATGGAGTCCAAGCCTATGACAACTCCACGTAATGCGGTTCCACAAAGTGTTGGTGAGGAAGTCCCTAACACAGTAGCTCCCGTAGGTTTGGCGTCACAGGAACTTGGGATACCACAAGACTTTACAGGTGACTTCACTGGTAACAGTGTGGTAAAAGCGGCTCTGCCCTTAACCGCTGTTCCTGCCCACGCACCATTGCTGGACACACTTAAAAACCTTTTTGAACAGAATGCATAGGAGACTTTATGACTCCCGATTCGCTGCTTTACCAACTGGCAGTGGATTTGAATGATGCAGGTGCTGGACACGAATTTACTACGTGGTCCGCAGAACAGCTAGGGGCGTATTTGATGGAAGCTATACAAGTTGCTTTTGTTGAACGCCCCGACCTGTTTATAGAGCATCGTATAATCCACTTAAAACCATGTTCTATCATACAGGATACATGTGATTGTACGCATGTAATCCGTGTACTAGGACAGTCCACCGCTGATGGACGAGTATTTAAAGAACTCCGTGTACGTAAGGCTAATGACAAGTTGTTGTGGACTGGTAGAACTTGCAAGTCTAAGACTGGTAAGTTCGAGCTTATTGAATATACTATTGATAGTAATACCGACACATTGCGTGTATACCCGCAAGTACCTGCCGGACAAGATATATATGTATTGGTTGAATGTTCTGTTATTCCTAAAGATATAGGTGATGTTGTTGATACAGAGTTGTTGGCTGCAATTAAACAGTGGGTATTATACCGTGCTAAAACTGTTGATGCAGAACTTAACCCGAATATTTTTAATGTAGCAAAGTTACATCGTGATACATTTTTTGCGTTGTTAGCGATACAGAAAGAAAACAATGACCAGAAAGCGGAGGACGCAGACAATGCTAGACAAAGTAGTAATGTTCGAGCCGTACAGCAAAGTTAGCGTTGATGAATTTTTACCGGAACTACAGTTAGAGTTCCCTGACATGCCGTCTGATGCTTTTGCGCATTATGTGTTGCGGTCTATTGACCGCATTGCTCGTGATGGTAATGTGTTGCGTAGGACTGCTACGATTCATACAGAGCGTTGTATTGAGAATTACCTGTTGGAACCACCTGACTGTATGACAATTGTAAACATTATGAAGGTGTGTAATAATGGATGTAATTGCTGCACTAATGTACGCCGTCTAACTAGTGAACCGTGTTGCATGACGTGTGGCACACTTACTTGGTTTCAAGAACCGAACACAATATTATTCCGCAACCACCCGTCACATGCCTGTTTTAAAGTTACTATGTCTGTGGCACCTACATGGGATACTTGTGAAGTTGATACGTTGCTCTTACATAATCACTACGAGCTTGTACTCACTGGGGCACGTTATATGCTTATGAATATGTCTAATAAGCCGTGGTCCAGTGTTAATAGGGCGCAGGAGTTAAAGAAGGATTTTGTTATAGGAATACGTTCTGCGGCAATAGATACAATGATGGGTAACCAGCGTGGTGGTATAACTGCTACAAAACCACGTCTGCGCTTTCGTTAGGAGCATGACATGAATTGCAGAAAGACAAATAAAGCCAACGACTGCACACCGTTGGACCTTACTAACCAGACTGTTATAACCTGTGAGCCGTTTGATGTATGCCTGCCATTTGGTAGGTCACTGCATTTTGATGGTAACTGCTTGTCACTGCGTGGGGAACCTACTATACCTGATGGAGAGTATGGGGTAATTACTATCGCCAATGGGTGTATTATAGATGCGAAGCCTAACCCAGTGTTTGAATATACACCACCTCCATGTACTCCTACACCTGATGGATGTGATGAAGAAGGTGGAGATGGTATCATTTTACAGCCTAGTATATGCAATTTGCTTGAGCGGGATGCCGCAGGCCGTTACGGTGCTTATCTGGATATTCGTGGCGGCACTGGGGTTACTATACGTGGCTGTGGTTCGTCTGCCGACCCTATGGTAATTTCTGTAACACCACCTGATGTATCGCGTACATATATTTTATCCAGCACAGTACCGCAAATTACTGTGTCTGGTACTGGTGATATTGCTGACCCATTTATCCTTGAGCATGGTGCATCCCCACTTGGTAGTGGTCCGCAAGGTCCGTTCATCCTTGATACGTTTGGGCATGTTGTAGGATTTATAGATACACCTGACCCTATTCAACGCATTATTGCAGGTCCCGGTATTCGTGTGACGCAGGAAGGTCCTGCTGTTACAGTGTCGTTAGACCTTCAAGGCGGTGCTGAAGGACAGTGGGACTGGGGTGGTTATAGTGCCAGTGTTGATATGGTTGGACGTGTTATTGGTATGACACGTACTATTGCAACACCTCCCGGTGATTATGATATGCGTAACTTCCAACTCAGTATTAATGAGTTTGGTTCTATAACAGCTATCACACCGTTAGCGCGTACTGTAGATACAGCTTTTTCAAAACTGTTTATGGGTGAACGTAATAGCAATGAAATGACTTTCACTACTACACAGTCTGCTCATTTCCGTATTACATATCAAGGTGAGCTTGGGGTGTTTGGAACTACACCGCCGCCTGCTACTGCTGACCCCGGACTGCTGCCGCTTCCTAGCTTGTATAGAGTTCGTGTCAATGGACAGATTGTTCAAGCGTTCTGTCGTTTAAATAATACCAACCGAGTTGTTGAAGTTATCGTGGCGACTGCGGCGATGTACGCTCCGGGTCAACACGTAATACTTATGGAAGGTCCTTCTCCAACAGAGACTCAGAATTATGTGTTCGATGACATTGGCATGTTGGACGTGCAACTTATAGCCATCGGAGTCTAGCATGGGAGCTATAACACAGTTCGGTGGAATATTCCCTCGGACCCCTTGGCACCTGTTGCCCGAAAATGCCGCTACAAAGGCTCACAATGTGAAATTGCGTAATGGGAAGCTTGAGCCTTGGCGGGAGACAAAAAAGCTCTCAGTAGCCGTTCCAGAGGCAAAGACGTTGGTGGCTGTAGGGTGCTGTATGATGACGTGGGATACGTGTGTCTCGACCACGGAATACTTGCCGGATTATAACCGACTTTATTTGACAGGGCGGGTTGACCGCCCTGAAGTGGCAGTGCTGGACCCAAATTGTAATCCTACATATTTCTACCTTGGTGCCCCGGAACCTATAGCCGCCCCGCGTTTGAGCTTTACAGAGGCTACAGGACGTGATTGTTCGGCACGTGCTTATGTGTATACCTTTGTAAATATCTTTGGGGAGGAGTCTGCTCCAAGTACACCAAGCCAGTTGGTTTCTGTTCGTGATGGTGACCCAGTAGTTCTTATGGGCATGGAGACACCTCCGGCTGGTTATGGCGTAGTTAATATGCGTATCTATAGGTCATCCACAGCGTATCGTACAGGGGCTGAGAAAGAACAAGACCCACTTACTGACTATATGCTGGTAGCTGAGATTGAATATACTACGAGTTTCACAGATGCGCTACTTGAAAAGTTTCTTGGCCCTGTATTGAACACTCGTGAAGTACGGTTACCGCCGAAAGCACTTCGGAATATATCACATGTAGTAGGAACTGGCGCACTTGTTGGTGTAACAAACAATCAGGTACATTTCTCGCAGAACTTTCAACCTTATAGCTGGCCTGCGGAATACGACATGACATTAAATCACAACATAGTCAATATGGTTACTATTGACCAACAAGCTATCGTATCCACAGATGGGTATCCATATGTTGTAAGTGCTGCTCCAAACTGTGAGGCTCGTAAATGTAGAGCCGTGAATGAAGTTGATATACCACTTCCAGATATAAGTTGTGGGTATGCGAACTCTGCCATAGCTACGCCATTTGGGATGGTGTATAGTTCAAAGGATGGATTGGTCCTTGTTTCCACAGATGCGAAGTTTCAGGTGATAACTTCTGCGTGGTATAGTACGGATGACTGGGTGAAAATCAGGCCGGATACCGTCAGGCTGGCGTACTGGCGAGGATACTTGATTTGTGTCACCGATGTGGTATCCTTCATGCTAGAAATTGACGGTAACACATACCAAGACTTTAAACTTGGTGCTATGGTTACGCTAAGTGACCAGCCTGTGGATATGTGGGTGAGTACGAATGGCGAGTTGTTATTGTTACAGGACCAAATAGTCTCGCAGTGGAATGCTGGAAGTACTTTACGTCCATATATATGGGAGAGTCGTGAGATGCACTTTGGTGGTACTGCATCACCAAATACTGCGAAGTTAAAAACTACTGGGATTGAGTTCAGACTGTTGACACCCGTTGGTGGATTGGATTACACACGTTTTATAATGAACGATAAGCCGTTCAGACTTGGACGACTTGGGCGACATCTATACTACAGGATGGGGTTTTATGGTATTGGAGTAGTAGAACACGCAGAGCTAGGTACAGCAAACGTAACAATAAACCAAGGTAAATAGCGAGGACCACACCCATGCCGCTTACTTATAAATACATACCAGCACCAAAGACTGTGGAGTCTGGTATTCAGTATCTACAGAATGAACTTGTTCCCATGTTTGACGAGTACTGGACACGACATGGTGAAAAAATTTATGGTGAGCCTGCTGCGTTGCAGATACCGAATTTGTTTGTCATGTGGAAACACGGTGGACTTGCGGTTGTTATTGCGTATGAAAATAACAAGCCTGTTGGTTTCATGTTTGGTATAAGGTTTTGCCCTGTGACATACAGGGCTAATGCACTTCAGTTAGAGTTGTGGCACTGCCGGGATGCAGAAGTTGAACAGGGTATGTTTAATTACTTGTTCGAGCTTATGCCGTTGCAAGATATTACTGAGTTTCGTATTACATCGGACGTGCCGCTTCGGGCAAAGATTCCTTGGAAGAAAAAGAACACGTTCACTTTGGAACGGTATATGAAGGAGTAGGTTATGGCGGCTGCTGCTGGAAAATGTGCTGTTGGCGTATCTGATAGTGGTAAAAGTACTGCGGCATCAATACTTGAAGCCGCAGCTATCGCCGTTGCTGGATATAACACAGCCGCTGCTATTTATTATGCTACAAAGCAGTATGATATAGCAAAAGATTATCTCGACATAGCCAAGTGGTGGCGTAATTATTACAACTCCACCTATAAGCCGTGGGAAGACCAAGAGCTTGCTGAAGCGTGGGCATTAGCGCGTGAGAAGCCATTTTATGATATTACAGTAGGGCGCACTCGTAACTATGGTAACCTTGAGTTCAAGGGTATGGCAGAGAAGTCCATGCAATGCACGAGTGCATACTGTACTGGATTACGTGCTGCACTTCTTAAAGATGTAGTCAATGCACATTCTATGGCACTTGGTGCGTTGTCGAATATGGGGTTCCGCAATGAGAGAGCTTATGTAGATGCACGTGATGATGTGCGTTGGAAACGTAGAGAGAACGTCCTCAACCGTGGGCGTGACATGATTGCAGAGAACATTCAGTTTTCTAATCTTGCGGCTGGTATTTACGGTGACCTTGCAGCACAGGCTGGTCAAGCTGCTAGTGGTGCTATTGGTTATCTTGGATACTCTTTCAATAAGAATGAGACACAGTTTCCAACTCTTATGCGCGGTGTAGTTCCACGTAAAGCGGATATGGTTACAGCTTCTGGTGCGCCACCTGCTGGTGATGCACCTGTTACAGAAGCTGGTACATCTGGTGGGTGGGTGTCTCGTCCCGGTACAAATGAAATATATAAACCGGAGGCGTAGTCATGGCATGTTGTATGAGTGCTACGGGTAGTTTCCAAATCACATCCATTCAGAAGAGTGACATAGCTGAGGCTGTCAACAAACTCGATGGGCACTATGAAACGCAAATGAAGAAAGCTAATGAGACATGGGACAAAACATATCAAGAACTGTGTATTTGGGCGAAACCTGTATACGGTGACCCCGGTGAAAGTTTGGAGAAGACTTTATGGCAGGCGGCTATGCTTGCTGTTGCGTTGCTAAACTCTATTGCACAGATGCAGATTGCTGATATGCAGCATCAGATTGCAAAGGATTATGCCAATATCGCAAAAGACCAGTGGAGTAGATTCAGGGACGGCTATGCGCCGCTTGAACAGGCGATGCTTAATGAAGTATGTAATACACCAATACCTGTCCCTGATTATGAACGAGCATTCAACGATGGTGTGAATAATGCGCAGGCTGGTTATACTAATGGACATGACCAGCTTACAGACCTTGCAAAATCATATGCACTTTGCGTTGACCCGACTTTGCTGGATGACCTTGATTATGCAGAATCTATGGCGCAGACTGATGGTGTGAACTACAATTACAGGTATGAAGAGTATTATGCGAAAGTAATGGATGATATGCGTTGGAACCGTAGAAGTAACCTGCTTAACCTTGGGCGTGGTATTCAGGCAAAGTCTGCTTCATATGCTAGTACTGCGAGTGACATGCTCAAAGGTGTCGGCAATATGCTTAATCAGGGGACGCAGGGTGCCATGACAATGCTTGGGTGGTTGGCGAATCGAAATCAAACACAGTACCCGACTATGATGTCTGGTGCTACAGCGTTAAATGGGCAGGCTGGTAATACACTTGGAAATGTAATTGCTATGGGTCCTGTACCTTAAAGGAGTGTGAAATGTTCATTATACCAGACCTGTTTAGTGGTTATATGAAGGGTGCAGAACTTGCACGGAAAGCTAACTGGGATGATTTGAATCAGTATAACACCGTGCAGTCTAACCAGATGAAAAATTTGGTAGACCTTGCTACAATGAGTCCGCGTATTAATAAATTTTACGATGAAGAGTATCAGAAAAAATTACAGAATAATTTTGAGACTGACATATATGATGACAAAGTTGCGCAGAGTAACTTTGCTACTCTTATGGCACAACTTGGGTTAGACCAAGCTCGTTTTGCTGACCCGTATTATCGTCAGATGTTACAAGGTCGAGCCAGTGGTGGGCAAAAGGCCGCGCAGCCTGCTACGCCTGCACAGGGTGCTGGTGGTAGTACGCCACAGGGTTTTGGAGGGGCTACGCCATCGACTACACCTAAACCTACTTTCGACTGGGGTGTATCAGAGAGTCCTATGGGTGACGCAGCCTCCATGTATATGACAGGTATTGGTATGGAGCCGCCCGCACAACCTACGACTCCAAGTCCAACTGGTAAGCCGCAGATAACTACTGCACAATTTAATGCACTTATACAGCAACAATGTCCTGATGCAAATGGTTTATGCGTAGCGAGTATACAGGATATATATGATGTTATACCTGATGCTGTTCCAGTGTTTCGTGAGCAGACTTCTACAGATTAACACTATAATTAAAGGTTATAGTCATGGCTAAGAATAAACTTGTACGTCCTTTTGATGAGACTGTACTACAGAAAATAAAAGATGCGGAAACAAATCCATACTACCGTGCCATGCGTGACACGGTGCAGTCTTTGGAGTCTGGCAGTATAGACCGCTCTAACCCGGATGCAAATTACAATCTGTTGGTTGGCGGTGCTACACGTATACCTGATGAAGATATGACTGGGCAGCATCCGGGGCACGATGAACGGTACCGCAGAACTTTCGTGAATCCACGTACTGGTAAGTCAGACTATTCCACAGCTATGGGTTTGTATCAAATTACCCGTGGCACATGGGATGAGTTTGCTCCACAAGTTGGTGCTACTGACCCAAAAAATCCAGACCATCAACGCTTAGTATATGGTGCGATACTTAATAATACTGGTGCTTTTGATAATGTACTTTCTGGTGACATTGAAGGTGCAATGGGGAAGATGGGTAAACGGTGGGAGGCAATAAAGCCGTCCGGCAAGGGACGTGATAAATTTGACCAGCACTGGAACACAAACTTCTCATTTCAAAATGATGGTGTAGCACCAAACACGCCAGTACATAGAATGGATACTGAGGTTGTTACGGCTAGACGCCCTAGTAATATCCGTGAACGTATCGCACAACAGATGGCAGTACCACGGCTTGCGCTGTCGAATGGTCCGCTTACTGAAGACCGTTTTCGTGAAATGTCACGTGTATTGTTCCAACCGCAAGTTGGTGACACATCTGTTATGGGTCCTACAGCGGCTGTACCTGAAGAGGGTGCGGCTGCGTTGCGTAGTCCAGTTGCAATGCAGGCTATTGCTGACCAAGATATGGACCATTTAAATCCTGCCCCGTCCTATTCAAATGACCCACAAGGTACTATGGCACAGAATCTTTCTTCAATGGTTATACTTGACCAACCACATGAAGAACAGCCGGACGCCTTGGCGCAAGAGCAGGCTAGGCTTATGGGTATTCAGCAGCAACTTAGTGATGCTACAAGTCAGACATATCAGTTTGGTGATATGCAGAACAGTGACTTTATGAATTACGATGCATATGTTAGACAGCTTTTAAAACGTGTAGCTGCACTTTCTTACGAGGTATAGTATATGGCTGGTGGCACATTTGGGTGGGGAACTGCACCCTCAGGACTCCCGAAACCGATGGGTATGGATGCTCTTATCAAGGCTACTGAGCCTTCTAAGAAAGAGCAGCGTGAACTTGCGCAGGAACAGGCTACTACGCAAGCGAGGGCTATTGAGCAACAGGTACAGACAGACTTTAATGCCAATGAAAATTTTACGCAGTTGGCGTGGAGTGACCAGTTAAAGTATATTGATGCGTGGGACAAAGAGTTTGGAGAGACTTGGCGTAAAGAAAATTTCGGTGATAACTGGGACTCTACAGATGCTAAGATTGCGCAACAGACTGCTCTAGCTCCATTGCGCAAGACCGCTAAAGATGGTGTAACACGTACTGCACAGACGTGGACTAATCTTGGAGATGATATAAAGCATGGTGTGCAGGATTTATGGGCCTTGGCTCCTGCCACAACTGCTCGTGTTGCTACTGGTGCAACTCGTGAACATACACCAGAAGAAGATGCCGAGATGATTCGGCTGTATATAGCACAAGATGATATTCAGAATAGCAGAGAATTATCAGAATATAGACAGCAACTACGAAAACGAATGGACCATCTCATACGGCAAGGTGGTGACCCTGACAATCCTAACTGGGAATTTGTTACGGCTGCGCTGCGTGATGGTGACTACGGCGATATTTTATCACTGGCTGCTAGTACTGCTGCCAGTAGTATTTCAACATCTATACCTATACTTCTTGGACAGTTAGCTGGTAGAGGTATTGGTATGCTTGCAGGACCTGCTGGTGCTGCTGTGGGTGAATTTCTTGCAGAAGGTTTCAGTGCTGCCGCTGCCGCTGGTACATCAGGGCTTGATGCATCTGAGGTGTTTAATACTGTACGTAGGATGAAACCGGAAGTATTGCGTGAATCGCAAGCATATAAAGATGCAAAGGCATCTGGAAGATTCGCTTCAGAGGAAGATATAATTAACTATGTTGCACTTAAAGGTGCAGATGCTGCGATGCCGGAACTTATGCTGGCAAACGCTGCCGGGTCTTTCATAAGCCCCGCTGCTATGGCTGGTAAGACTGGTGCAGCCCGTTTACTTCCTGGTGGTATAGTCGGACGTACATTACAGGGTATCGGTCTTGGTACGGCTGAAGAAGCTTTACAGGAATCGTGGGTCACTAACGCTTCCAACAGAGCAATGATGCGGACAGTTCCAGAGTCTGGTATTACTCCGTATGATGGTATGAAAGATTCCGCTTTACTTGGCGCACTCGGTGGTGGTCCAACTATTGGTGGTGCGGCTTTCGGGCGTGCCGCTGTTGATATGATGCGGGGTAGCAGTACAAATGTAGACCCGAATCTGCCGACTACTACAAATCCAAGTGACCCGAATCCTAACACGGCTGTTGTTGGTGGTGTGAATGTATATCAACAAACACAAGCACCTGAAGCTGTACAACTTAATCAAACACAGATAGCTGAACGTAATGCACAGATTCAAGCTGGTCGCACAGCTATGAATGCTGCAACAACAAAAGCACAGGCACTCATCCATGATGGTGTTGATAATGCTTCTGTTGTAATGGATGACATTATTAATGACCTGTCCACAGCACAGCGTTCTGGTGTAGATTCTAATACTATTGAGAGTATTGTAGCTTCTGTAGATAATTCATCCAATGGAAAAGGTTTCGCTGCTCGATGGGCTACGGAGCTTTCAAACATTCAGCAGGCGGCACAGACTGCGCCTGCTACGAGTGTGGAACAGGCGACTGCAACACTTAATTCCATGACTGCCGATACCACTGGAGTTGATATTGACTTCACAAATGTGCAGGCTGCAATTGATATACTACAAGAAGATGGGCAGCTAACTCCTGAACAAGTAGACCAGTGGCGTGGCTACGCGCAGCAACGGCAGGCAGGTAGCACGTTATATAATATACAGACTAATGGTGATTTCACAGATTCGGCTCAACGTACAGCATTTTATGACGCACTTAAAGTACTTGCGGAGGGTACCACTGCCCGTAATGTTGGGGGTTTCCTACAATCACAGCTTGATACGGTTTCTCAGGCATCCGGTGTTGATGCTGTTGCTGAATATCAGGCGCGGAGAAGGCAAACTCCGCAACCGATTCAAGTGGCTTCGCAGGCTGCACCCCCTTCCATTGTTCCCCGTCATAATGACGTACCTGTTCGTGGCTCTCAGGCGGCTCCTGCTGCATCTGAAGCAGCTCCGGCACCTTCGGGTCAGACAGCCCCTCAAACTGCCGCTGTACCGCCTCGTACAGTTGAGGCTCCAACTCGTGGTCTGCCCCGTGAGCGTGGTCATCTGGCGAGTGAGCGTGGGCGGGATGCTACAGTGGCTCGACTTCGGCAAGAGCTTACTCAGAGGAACGGTCCTATAAACCCTGCCACTGAAGCTATAACCGAGGCTACAACTGATGCAGCCGTACAGCAGTTCTTGCACCAGCAACTGTTGGCAAATGGTAGAACAGTAGAGTCCGCTGAGATAGAGTCCACAATCCTCACACGGATGATGAATACACTCCGTAGCATTTCCGGTTTGACACATGCACAACAGCTTCGCCGCCTCACATTCGGTGTAGGTAAGAACCCTGTAGAAATAATGAACAGCCTGTTTCAACTTGTATTCCACGGAAGCTCTAATCCACAAGCATTTACTGAAATAGACATGGATAGAATGTCTATGATGAATGATAGATGGGGGTTGTATGTAACATTCAGCAGATATCTTGCCGATAGCTATGCAGGAGTGAATGGACATTTATATGGAATAGAAGTTTCAGATACTGGTTATGCTGATTGGGGATTACGTCTTGATAGACAACCTCCTGATGTACAGGAAAAATTACGTACAGTTGGTATGAATAATACACAAACTTTTTTACAATTTTATATACAATTACGTAAGCAGTTAGGAACCGCAAGAGCCGCTTCAGAACATTTGGCGCAAGCTGGTTTGAATGGTATTCGTTATTACTCTGGTTTACATACGGATTCGGCTGGTAAATTTGTACAAGACCTTATTATTTTCAATAAGGATGCAATACTTTCATTGGATGTATTGCGTCAGGATAGTCGTGGACAAATAGACTTCCTCAGTGATGGTACCGCACGTATAATATTTAGTGAAAATGCAGACGCATCTACTGCTATACATGAGTTTCAGCACTTTTACATGCAAGAGGCGTTCAACATTCTCTCCGATGAGTCCATACCTGACTCAGCTTACAAACGGAGACTTGCGGAGGACATGCGTGTTCTTGGTAAGTTTGCTGGTGTGGAAGGTGATGCTACACTACGGGATGCGTGGAGTACTGAACAGCATGAGACTATTGCGAAGGCTTTTGAGAAGTACATCCGTACTGGTAAGGCTCCTAATAACAGTCTCAAGTATGTGTTCGACAAGTTGAAGAAGTTGTTGACGGATGTATATGCCAAAGCAAAATACATAATGAAAGGCGACATCCCTGCTGATGTACGCAAAGTATTCGATAACCAACTTACGGGGTATACCAATGAGCAAGTTCGACAGATTGAGCAAGGAAGAACAGATAGCGTTGGTGAAGCAGGGAATCCAACTGATAGCCAATCAGAGGCCGATACCGGACCAGTTGGCGATACAGTTCTCGCCCCGGATAATGCGCCGACTACTGGAACTGGTGGAACAGCTACACGCACAGGGACTGGTGGGGCCGCATACGCGGGCACCGGAACGCCTCAAGCGAATATACAGCCTAGTCAACCGATACGCACCACCGGACAGAGAGCCGACAGCGGACGAAGTGGTGAGGTCATTAACGCCGCAGGCCCGGAATCAGATACTCAGCAACGAAGCAGTACTGGCTCGACAGAGCAACGCACAGGCGATGACGGACGCATCTCGGACACTGGCGTCCCTGAGGTAGATTGGAATCCTGAACAAATTGCTGCTGAACGAGAAACACAGCTTGAGATAATTCGGGATAACTTGAGAGCCGATAATCCAGACCTGACGCCTGCACAGATTGAGAACATGGCGCAGGCTCAGTTATTCATGGAGCAGCAGGCTGATATAATATCTCCTGAAGAAGCTGTTGAGGTTGTGGAAGAGGCGCGTACAGCCAGAGAGCTTTCTGAAGAAGACCGTATGCAACGTGAAGTTGATAACAGGTCACTAGCCCGTATGCTGGCTGAACCGGGTGCAATACTACACCCGATTAATCAGATGCAGGTTACTGAGCAAGAGCTTGACATTCTCATGCGTGGTACGCTTACACCAGATGCGGAAGTTGCAGGTAAGGCGAACAATATGAACAGGGACCAACCTGAATCCACCTCCGCACCACAACGTACTGCTGCCGAACCTGAGATAGAACTTACAGATGAAGAGAATGAGGTGGAGTCTCTTAGTGTTGCAGATACGGTACGAAATATTATATCATCCATAGCTACACCAGACCCAATTGTTATAACTCAACGTGATGGTACGCATACATTGGATGCCAATCCACCTGTGGATAGTCAGACAAACACAGCAGTTTCTGATATTATTATGACACAGGACAGAGAGATTACTGAATCACAAGAAACTGGAAGGCTTAGAAACCGTGCATTACGCGCACTGTGGAACAGTGGATTGCTTGGTTCTCCGCAGGCTGCTAGTCGTACACGTAATATTATGGCTACACTTGACACATGGTTAGCTGACGCAGACGGTAAGCTGCGTATGATGTTGCATGAGATGGCTCCTGCTAATAAGGGTGGTACTGATACTAACCCGGCAGTACAGGCTCTCATTACTCATAAACCGAAAGTAGGTGCTATTCTACAGCTACTCATGGACCAGTTTATAACACCTGTTAGTGTAGAGCTTAAACGTGTTTCACAATCTACAGGTGTTTCGATTATTGAAGTAATGCGTGACTTGGGAGAAGCTACACGCGATTACGCTATAATTGAACGTGAACCGCAGTTCCGTGCCAGACTTTCAGCAGAACTGGATGCGGCACAGGCTGAATTACTGCGTAATCCAACACCTGCAAATCAGGCCAGAGCGCAAGAGTTGCAGATACAGTTCGACCACTATGTGTCGTGGCAGGAAAATCCTGACATGGCTACACGTATCCCCGGACAGCCTGAACCTGACCAGTTCCATGTCAAGGTCGGTAACAAGACCTTGGATGTGAGATATGCTGGCGGCATGACACGTTGGCAGGCAGAGAATCACTACATTTCTATGGTAGAGAAATATGGTTTGGAAACTGTTGAACGTATAACTGACATGCAACGCACTTCTATTCGTGGTATAGCCCGCACATTACAACAAAATGGATGCATTGATGATGCTACAGCAGAATCTTGGCGTAACCAATTCTTTTACGCACCACTTATGGTAGAGAATCCTAGTGGTGACGGAGCGGTGAATGACATATCCATGTTCTCACCAAAAATGAATTACCGCCTGCGGGGTTCACAAACTCCTGCAATGGATTCATGGTCTGCTATGAACATGTTTGCGCAACGTGCTGCTAAATCCATAGCCATGCAAGAACTTGGTGTGCATCTGAATGAAGTTTACAAACGTGTCGGTGAAAATAACCGTTGGGGATTTATTCGTGAAGATGCTGACCAAATATACGCACAAAAAGAAGCAGCTCAAGGTAGTGACGTTGATGCACTCAATGCGCAATTAGAGCGTATGGATGCAATCATTCGTGTTATGGAAGACCAGACTGCTGAAGATGGTACAGTTACGCAGGTTATGAAAACTTATGGACTCCGGTTTGACCAAGAGAAAAACCCCGGTATGCATGTGTCATTTCGTAGGGCATTGGAGACAGACCCAACAATAGTTTCTAAAGCTGCACGTGCTATGGAGACAGCCACGAAGGGTTACGGAATGATGATGACATTCTTCCGTCCATTCTTCACAGCTACTAACGCTTATATAGATGCAAATGAACGTCTGCTCAATATGCAAGCTAGAACATGGGTTAGTGCTGATGGGCAGAGTGTATCTGGTACAGAAGTATCTGCTACATACTCCATGATGATAATGAACTCCGATTTTATATCAGCACATCTTAGAGATGAGCTTGGTAAAGGTCCTGCTATTGGACATGAAACCACGTGGATGGAGCAGATACGCAATGAGTTTAAATATAGTGGCGTGATGAATAGCACGTTCAGAACCATGTTGGAGTTCCCTGCAAACAAATCCGTAGCAGAAGTTAATGACCTGCTAAAACAGCTTGACCCCAGTATGCCTAAAAAAATTGGCAGGACGGCTTATAAGGCATTAATGGCCTATTCCGACCTGATGTATAACGCGCCGATTTTCGCCCAGTACGCGGCTCTCAGGAAGCACGGGCTATCCTCTCAGGCGGCGGCTGCGGCAACGCTTGACATGATGGACATGCGCCGGGTAGGAACAGCTACGCAGCACTTGAAAAAGTTCTTCCCGTTTGTTCCAAGTGTGACTCAAGGTGCCAAGCAACTGTTCCGTACTGCTGGTATTCATGGTGCTATGGTTAATGGTAATGCAGATATGAAACGCGCAGCCTTGCGTGGTTGGGTAACAATGTCAGCAGTGTCCATGTCCTTATATGGGTTGTCCAGTATGCTGTCTGCAAGTGCAGGTGAGGATGATGCAGGATATAACTACTTTGATATGATTCCTATTGGTAAACTTATGCAGGGTATACCGATATTCACTGATGACAAAGGTAGTTACTACATGATTAATGGTGGCTTCGGTCCATTCCAGATTGCGTCAGCCATTGGTTACGGGATGTATCGTTATGAAAAAGGATTGATGGATGAATATGAATTTGGTAGTACCATAATAAATGCGTTCACAAAGAATATTGTGCCGGGTAGTCAACCGGAGTTTGCTATGAAAGAAGCTCCGTTGGCTTACATGGTGCAAACATTGTCACCCGCATTACTTAAACCAACTCTGGAAGTTATTACTGGTAGAAACTACTTAGGTGCTAACATTACACAGGAGCAGTATCTTAACCCAACACAACGTAGTTCAGATGTTAATCAGCTTGGTACTGCTGATTTCTGGAAAGACCTTACAAAGTTTATGTATGATACCACTGGATGGGATACTGCACCTGAGAATGTACGTCACTGGGTGAACGGGATGTCCGCTGGTGTATTACAAATCATTCCATACTTCGCTGAAAAAGCTACTGGGCATAGACCTATACCGGGGTATGAAACAGTGCGTGACCAACTTGGTATATGGGGAATACTTGGACTTTCAAAAGTGTACACACCCGGAACAGATAAAACATCGCAAGCTTATTATAGCATGAAAGAACAAATGGAAGCGCAAGTTAAAGATGCTGGAATTGATGCAGTATTGAAAGCACATGGAAGTAACAACCGAGAGTATGTCCGTGCATATAAGACACGTATATTTGAACAGGCTGGCTTCTCACCTGAGTGGATTCATGACTGGTGGCTCAAAGAGGAAGCTGATAAGGATTTAACCGGGGCTGCTACTCCGTACAAGGATAAGCTTGAAGCTATGCGTAAAGCTGGTATTGAAGACCCCACATTATTCGATGACCAGTTGCTTCAGTGGCGGCAAGCTACAGATGCAACTCGTACAAACGCAGTACGCCGTTCATTCTACTGGACGAATCCACGCTCTCGCCAGTATGGTGTGCCAAATAGGGATACCGCAAATATGTTGCGGAACCGATAAACCTGACAGTGCGGTGCCACCCACTGCACAGGACTGCGTGGGTGTACTGGTGTGGTCAGTACACCCACGTTTTACAAAGGAGTACCAATGGACCGTTCAAAAATTATACGTCTGTGTCATGGTCAGCCAGAGCTTGCTATCCGCATCGTACAGCCCGGTTGTAACGGCGCACAGATAATCGACTATAAGCACATCAGGCTTGTCATTGAAGCACCTGACTGTGGTTTCTTATTGAAGTCACCTGTGACACTCACAGGCTGCTGGCCCGGTCACCCGTGGGCACCCGGTACTTCTGGTGAGGTGCCGCACCAGCTACCAGCACTCGTATACCCGGCTTTCGATACAGATGAAATGGGCCGCACTGTGTTTCGTTTCGATGACAAGCTCTGGCAGATGCCTCCCGGTAGATACTTCGGTAATGTAGAATTTAACAACGGCACACATATCACCAGACTGGACTTGGATTTGTGCAACACGCCTTTCCTTGTTGATATGGCTGTACTTACAAATGAACCATGCACAAACAAAGGATGTTGCGAATGATTCTCACACCGTATAACGCATCGTTGAACAACATACTGGAAAAAGATGCCAACTTTCTGCCACTGTCCCGTGCAGATGAGACTCGATTGATGGAGCTTATCCCTGAAGATGACGGAATCTACCTGACTCTGAAAGATAATCTGTACACCGAGTATGTGTATGTGGAGAATCAGTGCGGCACTCTGGTTGTAACTCGTGGTGTGGATAGCGATGCCAAACGCTTTCCACGTGGCACCTGTGTATTTTTTGAAACCTCACTGCCTGTCATCAAATGGCTCATCTGCAACCACCAGTGTTGTGACGGCCCCTGTCCGTGTGAAGCTGTCACTGTTGCAGGTGTTGTATCACCTCCTGCGCTGGTTGGACATTCATGGGACGGCTCGGCAATATTCAAAGGCGACACTCCTATGGTGTTCGGAGTAACTGGTATGCCAAGCTGGATGACAGCCGACTGGTCTGCCAACCATGTTCATCTGACAGGTACTCCTACAGCACCCGGATTGTGGACAGTTTCTATAGCTGCTACAAATTGCAATGGCGATGGCGTAGCTGTTCAGACTCTCACTGTTGCAGTCACGACATAAAAATTGGGGCGGTTATTGACACCGCCCCGTTTTTGTGATTGGGTGCCTCCACGTCCTGTTGCAGACGTATTGGCCTCCGGGTAAGCCCCACTCTGTTTCGCTGGCAGAGTGGGGTGTTCCTTTTTATACATAAGCCACATAGTCTCCGTACTCATCCCGTAGCAGTGGTATAGGTATGGATTTGTTTGTCGTATAATCAAACATAAATGATATATCTCCCAATCCAATGAACACATATGAGTCCATACGACCGTCTGCTACATCAGGTGTGATATGCACTACCGTGCCAGTATCCAGTGTGGTAATCTCCGCGCTATATGGATGCAGAGCCTTTGGAACATACAACCTGCCCCGGCGGGTTATATGTGACATCATCTGACTCGGACGGTGATGTGCTATTTCTTCAAAACTCTTAACCATGTTACACCTCCATAACAGCTTTAAGCTTATTACCATCGAATCTGTAGCACTGGGTGCGACCACGGTTAAGAACGGAAACGCCTTCACCAAGGGCAATCGACAGTTTGTTTTCTGATACAAGAATACCAGCATCTTTTAACTGGTTCATGGTATCGTTAAATGACATCCCCTGCTTGACCAGCCACTTGCTAAAGTCACGTGCCGTCACATAGGTAGCCTTAGTATCCTCTTCTATACGAATAAGCAAGCTCTGGTCCGGATACAGTTTTATATACGGGTCCATGTTCATGGGATTATTTAGACCCAAGTCTTTCTGCGCATGAGTACGCTTGGAAGATGTCACCATGAGAGTGCTTCTGCGTTTTTCATGCAGGTAATCTGTCAACAGACCGATACCAGAAGTCTTGGTCTCCCTGATAGTACTGCGGAGTTTCGGCAAGAATACAGCTTTGACCCAGTTGTATAGTACCGCCATGTCATACGGCAACAGTCCAAGCTTTACAGCCACTTCACCGCAGGCCAGTGCCGCACCCAAGCTGGCTGTCCAGAACCGCTCCGCACTGTCTTTAAGCAAGTCCTTTGCAATAGCTTCAGCACGTAGCAGCAGTTCCGAAAGCTCTACAGGATTCTGCACCAGATAACGTATGAAAGCCGGACCAGCGTGTCCATAGTTAGAATCTCGTATTTTTATAATGTTACGGATGTAATCAGCCACATCAGTACCACCGTAGTTGGTAAAATCACATTCATACTCAGCAACACGGTATAATGTGGCATCACCCTGCCCTTTATCCTGACGAATTTTTGACCACACACCATCGTTAGTTGTGAAGAATGCAAAGGTATCCCATGTTCCGGGTATACATACATCTGTACCAGAAGCTGTAGACTTGTTGCGTTCCTTACCATTGATGATGGTGTATACCATATCCATCAAGGACATACCGGGCATCTGTGTTATCTCATCTATAACAAGTGGCATGTTATGACGTACTGAGAAGTACTGCGCCTGTGCAGAAGCTGAGTCGCCTCTTGTAAGCACCTGTCTACGAGGCAGACCCCACACACTGGCAACAGAAAAACCTAGTTCAGTCTTCCCCTTACCACCGTGGTCGTTGAATATGCTGAATGTGGCGTTAGTTTCTACACCAACACCAAAATGCATGAGTGCCGAACCAAAGCTGGCGCACATCCATAACTGACCAATGTACTGGTTAAGGTGCATATACATAGCTGGAATGTGTTTCCAGTTTTCAAGTGTACCACTCTTTACATACACGTCCTGCATTTTCATAGCACGTTTGTCAAGGAACGCTTTGGTGTCACCCTGCGGAGTAATTAAAGTTTCTCCCCAAAGAAAACATTGCTGAACAACTTCAGTACCATTATCTTCAGCCTTCCAACCGAACTCCTTACGGACAGTCATCTCCGTCATACGTGACTGAACAGCCGCAATATATGTACTCATAAACTCCCTCAACTGTTTTTTATATTTCGGACGTATTGCAGCGCAGCGGTTGTTGGAGAACCACCTGTCCATAGCTATGTCACCAGAATCTTTTGTTATAGAAAATTCAACATCCTCACCCTGTGTATTGGGCAAGCGTTTACGTATCTTGTAGAAAGTTTGTATGTCGGATGGGTTCGACCTGTCTACACCCATGCTATGGACATAGAACTCTGTCTCACATATTAGAATATCCTGCGTGACATAGTGCTTTGTCTGTTCGTCCGGGTCAACGAGTTCCCCGGAAACAAGTGCCCGCTTGTGCCACACCACACCCTGCCCCGGTATGACTGAGTATTCTTTATCGTTGAAAGCATCCAGCGTCATAAGTGGACCAGCCACCGGAGCGGGTGTCGGCTGTGTGTGGTCTGCTGCCACTACAGGGGCAGTGAGCGTGACTTTTTGAGTTTCCCGATGAATCTCCCCTAAAACTATTGGAGAGCTTATCCTGCCAAATGAGGGGCAGTGCTGGCATATGCCGGGGTCCTTCTGGTTGAACGTGGTACAGAGGGCCGGACCATAGCCACCATCGACAGCCTGTTGATACTTCGCATCCGTGTTGTACTCATCGTAACGGACTGTATCAAGCTGGCTGATTTTATGCACCATTTCCTTGCCACCGTTGCAGTGTTTCATAACCAGCATCATGTTATACCACTGAGTGTATGTACCAGTGCCGGATAATTGAATCTGCTTGCAGCCTTCTATGATTTTAAGTGGACGGCGTAGGTTGTTGGATTGCGTTAAATGTGCAGTCTGCTCTTCGAACTGCTTGCGTACATGCTCTGGCACTTCAACACCATTAAGTGTTGGAGATACAGACTGCTGTGCTACAGATTGCGAGGGCTGCACATTGTTAGCTTTAATGGCAGCTACTAGCTTACCTACAATGTCAATGACAGGGAGGGGGGTGCCGACCTTCATTAGTTGAACAGGAGTGGCGGCCCCGTCCCTGCCATAGTTCATAGTAGTCGGTAACCGCAACACACTGGATGGGTCACATGTACGGCTGTGGTCTACAACGAAATTAAAATGCAGTGTCAAATCTTTAAGCATGGCTGCAACACGCCGCCATGTAGCAGTATCAAGTGTGTCTGTAAAGGACCAGTACAGATGTAGGCCAGAACCTGATGATACCACTGTCGGTATGGGTAGTCCTATACTGCGAGAGAATTTAATAGCGGCTTCCAATCCATTATACGCTGTGGCATAAGGACTGTTGTTCTTACCGCAGTCCACATCAAGCCATAAAGCCTTCTGCTGTACTGCGTTTGACTGCACACGGAATACAGATTTACCCTGTGCATTATGGTGAAAGCCTTGTTGGAATGCGGATAGTGCTATGTAGGTGTTGTGGCCTGCATTGGAGTTCTTAATGCAGTCACGAGCCATATCCACAAAACGGAGATGCGCAGAATCTTTCCAGACATTCCTATGAGTGACTGTACCATCATCATTATAAAAGTCAGCTTGGGATATATTGCTTGTACCATAAAAGAACTCACCCTCTGGTAATATATGTTGTAGAAATGACACAAGTGCTTGCTCCACACGTGTCATTGGAGGTTCGTTGAAGGTAACTTGGATAACTGGCTGACTCATAACTGGCCCTACTATTTTTTTGTAACTTCTAGCAATCCCAACCACACTAGGTCTTCTTGGGGTAGAGGAAGTTTACCACTATCAATGTAGTGTTGTATGGTGCGTTTCAACTCTTCGAGTTGTTCCACCCTACTTTGTGGTATAGTCTCTACCCCAGTAGCCCAACTGTGCATTATCGCCCGTGAGACACCCAGTATCTTACGGGCGATAATACCGTATGGGATGCCAGCTTGTTTTGCCAATTGCAAAACTTCTGACATTGAGTTCATACGAAGCTCCTAGTAGGCACCAGCCGCAGCAAGAAGGTCAGCCATAGCACCGCCTACCGAAGCGGCTGTAACGCCAGCCTGAGGCGCAGGAGCGGCAGGAGCAACCAGTGTGGCGTTGGCTGCTGCGGAAGCAGCCTGTGCTGCCGCCAGCAAACCGGGGTCAACGCCCGGAGTGGCTGTCGGCAAAGGAGTCCCAGTCGAGGGGACTGTTGTCGGAGGCGCGACAGGGGCTATCGGAGCTTGAGGAGCAACAGGTGCTGTCGGGGCTGCGGGGGAGACCATCTGTGCAGGCTGTTGGGTCAAAACGGTAGCCTGTACAGGTTGCGTCTGCGCAGGCGCAACGCCCTGTACCGGGGCAGGTGTAGTAGTGGCTACATATGAAGCGGCGGCTTCCGTTGGTGTAGTAACATTTCCAGTCCATGTTCCTCTCTCCTTAATACGTGCCATATCCTGTACTTCAGGCAGACTCATAGCATGGTATACACCGGGCAACCAGTCAGGCCCAAGCAGTTGAACCACACCATCCTGCATGAATGGACGGAACTGCAAAGACGGTACAGATTCACGTGCGTCAAATATAAGCTGTGTTACAAACTGACAGGGCGCAAGACGATTCGACTTGCAGAAACGTACAAGGCCGGACAAAGAGAAGGCACTCAATGCAGGCTGCGCTTCACCGAACAAGGACTTGGCACCAATGTCAAGTACCCACGGACGTTCAAGGTCAAGATACGGCTGACCTGTTTGCGCATTGGTGACAATAGCGGCGACAACAAGACGCTGCCGGAAGTTGTAGTGGTAACTACCATCGGGTTTTTTCTCACGAATGTGCGCCGGGACTTCATTGGGGAAACCGCTCTTGGCGTACCATACCGCATCAGGCTGTACGTTATCAGCGTTGGGGTTGTAACCCTTGCTGTACCAGTCATGGTGTTGACCGTAACCCATGTGCAGGATGACGCATTCAAGTGTGGTCTTTGGATGGATGGTAACGTTTCCGCCTTCCTTGAAGTTGAAACGATTACCCTTGAGACTGATGTTACGGAACGCACCGCCAAAGTCTTCATCTGCGGCACCGAATGCCTGTGCGAGTGCTGCTGCGTATTCCTGCGGAATTGCGAGTGCAAGATTCTGTACAAAAGTAGGTACTGCTGGAAGATTCTGAGACATAGTGTCCTCCCTAGGACTTTTTAAAGGTTAAATCGACATTTTCAACCGCTTCCATACCAAGCTGGTTCGCAACTGCATTGAAGTCTTCCAGCTTAATGTCTGTGTCTGCACTCACATTGAGTACTTCACGGACCAGTGTGTCAATCTCCGACTGCTTTGCTGTCTTTTGAAACAGTAGACAATCGGACAGCGGCAGTCCATTGGTCATGGCATCGGTCATCTTACCCCACATAATCTTGCAGGCAAGTTCGGCATCACGCAGTTGGATACGCCGCTTTGTGGTTTTAGACGCTGTTCCCGCTGTAGAACGTGCGCCTGTTTGATTGGTTGCATCAAGGAAGGTAATGATTTCTGCCTTGAGATTGGCCTCAGGTCCCTCTGAAATCTTTTTTGCAAGAGCCTCAAGCTCAAGCCGTTGTGCGCGAATCTTGCGCCATTCCTCTATCTTTGCCGCCACATCAAATCCCTGTATCGTTGCAGACATGTTTACCTCCATGTTGATTATACGTATATGCTACTTTAAATATTTTGTCAAGTAATTATTTCTTGGTAATCGTGGCAAATAATCTGTTTGTCACTTCACTAAATTTAGCCCCACTTTCCAGACCCTTAAAACATTCGCGCTCTTCTTTTGTCGCTGACAGGAACACGATGGAAATCTGCGCGGCCTTCTGCTTGAGGCTGGACAGCCGTTCAAGAGCCTGCTCAAACACGAACCCGCCAGAACGTGGTGGTCCGTAGAAAATCATGGTGTCAGCAGCGGCAAGCTCTACCCCGAAGGCGGTTGTCTGCGGGTGGCAGACCACTATATGCGGGTCCGGCCTTTCTTGGAAAGCGGAAAATATCCGGTCCCGTTTTTTCCCGGTAACATCTCCATCCACTGCATCAACTGTGTATCCAGAAAAACGTAACTGTCGGACAAGCCTGTGCAAGACAGCTTTGAATGCGGTGAAGATTACAACTTTTTGTTCAGCCTCTTTAATTACCTCAAGCAGCGTGTTGAACCTATGCTTGTCATCAAGCTCAACTATTGTACCGTCACCTTTAAGGACACACCCTTGCGAAATTTGCAGCAGCTTTCCTATAAGACTCGCCTTGTGTACAGCTTCAACCATCTCACCACTGTCAGCAATCATAATCATCTCAGCTAACATCTGCTCGTATGACTTCTGTTGCTCCGCAGTCATATCAGCATCACGATTCGATGTTACTACAGGAGGAAGGTCCATAATATCCTGCTTCTCGAAGCGTATAGTGGGTTGCATGGCTTTATGTATAATCTCACCAGCGTTATCACGGTCACGCCACATCCACGATTCTCTACCATAACGCCATTGCACCAAGTCTTTCCATGTTCCAAGATGTTTATATGGCATATTGATAGGGTTAATGAGCTTTACAAAACCAAAGATAGCTAGTGTGTCTCCGGCAGGGGAACCAGTTAAACCTATTACATGCTCAACTTCTACCTTGCCATTCACCACTTTATTCAGAGCCTGCCACCGCTGACTCTTATGGTTACCGTAGTGTGTCAATTCATCCACAACAACTATCTTTATCTTTCCAGATTCTACTAGACTATAAAGTTCATCTGCCAACATTTTCACACCGTCATAGTTTATGATATAATAGTCAGCGTGTAGTTTAAGACGGCGTAATCTTTCATCACGTGTGCCGTGCAGCACTGCTACACTTTTATTTGGTGTAGTTTCACGAATTGTCTTCTCCCATACACCAGTAAGGTTAGATACTGTAGCCACAATAAGGACGGATGTTGGCATGTGTGCCTGTAAAAAATCTGTTGCCATAGTAACAGACCCTGTTTTACCCGTCCTCATTGTGCTTGTGTTAAAACACCGCTTGTGACTGGACATAAACGCTGCCGATGTAACCTGATGCGCCATTGCTTTGTACTTACCTTCAATCAATGGAGGATGATACTTGAAATAGAACGGCTCCATTCCTCTGGTTGGTAGTCCCTGATTACGTAAGAACTGTAGCGTATCCTCATGGATTGGGAGAACTACCAAGGTGCCGTCTTCATAAGGCTGTGTGAATACTTTTGGAAGTATACCAACAATCTTGTTAAGCTTTGCCTTATCTTTTATGTTGAGAATATAATTATTATTCTCTTGGTCTATGAGTACACCAGTACCGGGGACTACCAACATTTTTAATCTTCCTCTGTGTAAGTCATATAACTGTGGTCGAACTCACGCTTCTCGCCGCAATTTGTGCAGGTGAATGCGCCTACTTTATACAGGCCGGGATGTTCATCACCATCGGGGGCGGGTTGTGGTACCCAGTCTTGTACACCACCACAGGTGTTACATTTAAGTACGACACTACCATTACTGATGAATAGAGTCACTTGCATCATCCTGCTCCTTGTGTTTACGCATAATTCTGTCGCGCAATCGTATCAACTTACGTTCTATAGCGTTGTCAATATGCAGGTCACCAAATATAACACGCATCTGTTCAATCATTATGGATACATCTGCAAGTTCTTCAAACAGCAGTGGCAACTGAGTACTGTAATCCCTACGCCGAAGGTGTGACACAGCTACTATAAGTTCTGCACACTCTTCCTGTAGTAATGACATCTGTAGTTCTACACCATACAACTCAACAGCTTGTTTGCATAGTTCTCTATTCATCAGACACCTCCCTAAAAGTAGTCATCAGGATTTCTCTTTATATGAACACGATGTATTTCACTATATGGGATGAAGTGATTTTCATCATGTTCGCCAATAATCCTATAGTATACCCCACCGGGAAAGTATTGTACCTCGGATAAATCATCCCACTCAGTTTCATCCTCATTAGTCCATTCAATCCGCATCGTATAACTAATCATTAGGCACCTCCGGTCTGTTACGCATTACATTTCTAAGGAATATAGCCTCTGCCAGAGCATCTTGCAGGGCGTGATGCTTCACCACAGGCTTAACTTTAAGGTCTGACACGTCACCAGCATGTCGAAGGAACTCCTCGCCTACTAGTCCAAGTGTGCGAATGGAGTGGTTGTTCCAAACCTTCCACGGAACTTCAAACTTGTACTGTTGATATGCATGGGCGAGAAGTCTGTTGTCAAACTCAGGCCCATTACCCCACAACTTAACACCCTCTGGCAACCAACAGGCGAAATCAGTAAAAACTTTCACAACGAAGCACCCGGTTTCAAAAGCTAACCCATCCCACGCTTCAATAGGTTGTTGCTGCCACCATTCCAGCGTTGACTTATCAATGGAGCGACCAAATGTAGCTGACCTAAAATCAATAGCCCTGTAAAATCCACCAACTATCTGATAGTCTTTGTCAAGACCAACTGCACCTAGAGATATGATAGCTGCATCTTCTGCAAGACCAAGTGTTTCAAGGTCAAGGACTACATGCACAACACCAGCATTTGACCCATCGTAATCTTTATTCGATGTATGTTCAGCCAGTATTTTTTCTATAGGACTCATTAGCAAACTATTCATGGGATTCTCCCGTATACAGGTCTTCAAAGAAAACTATGTGGTCAACGTAATATTGCAGTTCATACATAAACAATCCCATCAAGTGTCTCATATCCGGGTGGGCCGCAGGACTGGTACGCAGGGCGATAATGTGTCTCCACTCACGCAGGTTTGCGGAGACATTTATCTCGGTCTTGAGGCTGTTAGGCAGTACTGACCTAGCAATCTGCGGAGAACAACCAGCTTTAAGCATAGCATTATATGTTTCTTCTGCATCTGTTACTGAACCGTACCATAATTCATACGGTGTAAAACCATCATCGTTTACACTAGAGTTCTCAACCACCATTGTGAACGGCTTTATGAACTCCATATCCTTACCGCTATAGTTGCAGTACCTTGTGCTTTCCTGTGCGAAAGAGCATAAGCGGTGCCGCACCAGTTCATGGGACACACCACGGTCAGTAGTGAACCGCGCTGTGATACTGGCGAACTCAAGCATGGCATGATGCCCACTACTTATTAGACGCTTCACCAGTTCATAGTCTGCTTTATCGGTCTTCGCCTCAGACTGGTAGCATGTCCGTGCAGCGGTGGCTACTACATCAACCGGGTTTGGTGTTGCGAAAAGTATTTCGCATCTTGGTTCAACTATCTTCATCAGTCATCTCCTTTATATCAATCTGATACACATTACACAACGGAATTAGTACAGTTGTACCGTCACACAATTGAATATTAAACACACCATGCTCAGTGATATGTCCATGCATAGTCCTATACCATGCTACCTCATTGTCTGTGAATGTTACCGCTACTCTTTTCATACTCAAACTCCTGTACTGTTATATTAACAGCTTCCGAAATGTTTATATAAAACTTTACTGTAGAACCAACCACCCTGTACCACAGCCAATTTCCCTGTACCTCATACACACTTGCGTGTAGGTTATAGCAGTTAGCTGCTTTAGGCGAGTAAATCATTATGTTAAACATTAATCTACCGCGCCTTTCAAATAATCTCTTGTACTCATTACCCACCCACAGTGTGAACGGTGTGCTATATTTGCAATGGCATCCAGTGGCGTATTCAAGGATACTTCCCGGCGAATGCGGCGCAGAACACCTTCAAGTGCATATATATTATTCTTATCCACTACCAACGTTATACCACCAGACTCACGACACTCCTGCATCCTCTGCACCTGTTGCGCGGTAGGTAGAGTCTTTCTGGCAGTCTTCGAGAATCGCCAATCCATCTCGGCTTTATACTCGATGTGGATAAACACACCTTCAAGACACACAGTGTCATCAGGTATACCCCTGTTACCAAAGCCACCCTGATTTACAGGGAAGAAGTAACACCCCATATCTTTGCAAACGGCTCTGCCTTTCGCTTTAACTTTTCCTTCGGGTGTCATAATCGACTCCTATAAACATCTATACCATGTTTAAAATCCTCTCTACCACGTAGCCAGTTAAGGCATTTATGCACGACCATACCCATTGTAGCACCTGTCAGATTATATCTAGACCCCAAATCCCACAATGGTGTGTTATTGAATATATGTGATATAAATATATCCACATCACGTTGTCTGAATCTGCTAGTCAGTAATGATTTTATTTCATTTATAAATAACTGGTCTTCCGCATACGTAGCACTACTAACAGTCTCTGACCACGTTTCCCACATTATAGATTCAAGTTGAAACTTAGCTTCTTCATGGGAAAAAGTACAGGCATACCGAGGGAACAGTTCAGCTACAGTCACATTAAAATACTTGCACAATTTATCAGCACATGATTTTAATTTACCACGTTCTGTATATGGGCTTTCAATACCGACAGCTAGATACGTAATCTGCATATTACTAGAACCTATACGTCTTGCAAGTTCCGTAGTATTTAAGCCGTGAAGCCTGCGGTATTCCAGAATGTAACTCTCCTGTTCCACTCCCTCATAGTATGCCATCGTATTATACTCCCCGCATCTTGCTCAGAAGTATGGCGCAGTAGTGAGCAATCTTAATAATATCACGTTCAGCTTCTTCAGGACGCGCATTGGTCAATGCTCTGTTGATGTACCGCTTCATGTTGTGAATGATGTCTTCCTTGGATGCCGTAGTCATCTGGTCGTTGGGATAATCCCCATACTGCGGCACGGTGTACTCACGGATATGCTTGCGCACCAGTCCCTCAAACCAGTCCCACTCAATAATGCGGTTGCTTGTCATAGCGGTATGGCAGGGGTTATTCGTATCAAACGGCGTCCAAAGATTGCCCTGAGTAGACGCTTTAGGTGGCTTGCATCCGGGTCGCCACACGCTGTCTGCAATTTCATCAACAACAAGAGGTTCTTTTTTCAGTTTCTTTTCCAGTTCTTCATGGCTCACATTATCCGGGCATACCGACTCTACACCATCACTACGGCACTTATCAAACTGCTCTTTAGCATTACAACTAGATGATACTGGCTGACCTTTACGAAAAGCCTCCACCGCAGGTGTAAGGAAATCACTAAAGTACTTGCGTGGTTTAGGCGGTACATCTATGTTACCAATAGTACCGATATTAAAAATACCACGGAAGTCATTTGCAAGCTGTTGTACACGTTCTTTAAAACGAGTTGCCTCACAATTATACACGTGTTCCTGAAACTCTTCGACAAACTTTATAGCAGTCGGCAACGACTCAATGCTGGCAATACTAGTACTCTTTGTGTACCCTTTATACTTTAAAATTATTCCCGAAAAACACAGCTCAACCTTAATGTCAAGGTCAGTCATGATGTTGCACAACGCTTTAATTCTTCCAGTCCAGATGTCACTCATTTTTTTACACTCCACCAATGGTTTGGTAGTTGCTGTTTACCCGGACAAACAAGTTCACACCAGTTGCAGAACGTGTTATCTGTCGCAGGCCAGAAGTTTTCCTTCTCCGCTTCAAGCAAGTTATGTACCACGCATAATGTTGTAGCCATCGGAGAATCTTTATACGTATCAATATGAAACATACTTGGATTCGGTACATCTACGTGGATGTTAAAAGGTTTCGCATCATCACTGTCGATATAGGCAAACAAGCTGAAGTATTTTGTAAGCCCTGTAACTGGTACAGCACATAAAGCATTTATATAAAGCTGAATCTCTTCATCATACTTCTTGCCAGTCTTCCAGTCGATGATAATGCCGAAGTCTTTCTGCGGATTCGTTGCAAGTATGTCTATCTTGGAACGTATGAACCCGGACTTGTCTTTCCAACCAACTGATGTGCCTGCGCTATTAATAGCCAGTGACAGTTCTGGTTGAATTATCCAGCCTTCTTGTTTAAGGCGTTCAATAGATTCAAGGTTCTTTTGAATAGCATACCTAGTAGCTGCATCTAACTCTTTGTACGCAGGGAACGCATGTATTGACTTGATACCATCCCTACTTCCTGCCTCTAGTACAGCATGTATCTGTTCACCACGCGCCGCTTGTGGACTTTGTTTCCACGGTAGCTTCTTCGTGATGTACTGCGCATGAAACTTTGCAGGACAGTTCTGAAAAGACTTCAACATTGTGGGGGACATTGCGAACATTTGTTTCTCCTAAGTGCGGCCCCACTCTTAGTTTGTATTAGTCGATACGCCGTTGTGTACCCTTAGCATCCGTCACATACCGCCGACCATTACTGGCACGTACTACGGCCCCGGTCTGAGGATTGACGTGTATTACAGGATACTCATTACGATAAAACCGTGCAACTCCGTACTTATTAGTACGAAACACCTGCTTCTTCTCTCTGAAATGCATCACAAGAAACCCATTCAACGGTGTCAAGTCCATGTTAAAACTCCTTAGTAAAAGGTGTATAAAACTATACCACTGCCAATCAAAATAAAAGCGAATGTTGAAAAACCATTCTCAAACTCATGGTACTCATCCGCACGAAAATCTTTATAGCGTTTTATAAGTGAGTCGTTCTTGTTGTTTGGTAGTAACATGTAGCATATACCACAACAAACGTATCCAATGAACACAACAACAAACGTAGCTATGACAAAACCTACTGCATCTTGTAGCATATCACACCACCGTAAAGTCGTAACCAGATTCTACTTCACAATCAATCGGTATGCCCTGTGCCCACGGCGGACACTGACGCAACCAGTGGTAGTAAATCTCTTCAACTACTTTATGCCATGCCTCAGGTACTACCGAACCCCATGCGTCATGGATGTTAATATGCATCGGTATCCTTGAGATTGTATGCATCTGTACAGCTTGCCAACTAAGTATGGCGAAGGCCAGTCCCTGATTGCAGTTATGAACTATCATTGGTTCACCTGTACCACGCACTACGAATCTGTTTCGTGGGCCACAGTCGAGGATGTCGTACACTGGGGTGCTGCATAGCATGTGGTAATAAAGTGCGTTCCCTGTCTGCCCCTTTAACGCTTCAACGGTTGCAGGTTTTTTAATCTCACATGCTTTTTTCCAACGTCTACCAGTCCACACCAAGTGGTCTGGTGTCATACGCACACCTTGTACTTCGATGCATTGTTGATTGTGTTTATATACCACACCTCCGTGGTAATAAAAATCATCACCATCAAAGATACGGTCACTTGCTAACACATTTTGAATAGGAACCCAACCACGCCATGTGTACACTTCAACATCTTGTGCAATACAGTTATTAAATACAAGCCCACCATACACATGTTTCTTCTGGACTCTACCCTTGGCAAACTGGTCATACACAAAGGACGGCTTGTTATGTTCATTCAACTCAGTACGTAGATTAGGGTACCGTATCCAGTAACCATTTGGCAACATGATACTGGGGACTGTACGTCCGAACACTTGCGCCTGACCATCATAATACAGAGTATTACCTTGAGGGCCACCGAAGTATCCAGCATTACCATTGAGCATGGCGACAAGAACATTCTCGCATGTCTTCCAGAACTGTTTAATCATGGCATACTTGGTACGATAAATCTTGTTGGCTCTAGTGGCCTCTTTCAAATGCCCTGCCGGGGTGCTGTCTATGGTTCCATCCTCCTCTGTAAAGGACAGGTGAATACCTTGCTGGCTTAGGCGAAGTGCATACTTGGCAGCACCAATACCGTATTGACTACTAAGAATACCTTCCTTACCTACGTTACGCATAGTCTTATACTTCGGAGCTTCTGCCGCAGACTTGCCCTCACCCTTGGTGTAGTGAAGTATCTTTTCTGGTGCCACGGAGTATATGTCTGAAGCAAGGTTAGCATATGGGTCACGCTTATTGGCGAAGTCATCAAGTAGCTGTTGCTCACACGCCAGCCATGCCCCGGTTCTACACTCAATCTGCGAGGAGTCACCAGCCACCACCAGCATTCCGGGGGCCACATTGATACACTTCCTCAGAGTCTTATCCCCTGTTCGCTTGGCAAGGTTCTGTAAGTTGATGCCATCACTGACATATTCCCCATCATCCGTGCCGCCCGTGTATCTGCCCGTGCCAGCAAGCCAGCACTCAAGGGGAACTGGCATGACACCGCGCCGGGATATGCCCAAAAAAGTCTCACAGCGGCTCATAGCGATGCTTGAGTTGTTTTCGGCCCTCGCAGTAGCCAGAGCAGCTATATCGGGGTTCTCGTGCCTCTGTAGAGCCATGAACTCAAGGTCTTTCTTGGCAAGGGCCGGGGTCAGAATCACGTAGTCCTCAGTTTCAAGCTGCTCACGTACCGCCCGCCATGTTTTGGCTATGGTATGGTCGCTGACCTCCAAGTCTGTGCCAGTAATCCCTATAGCAGCCAGTGACTGCTCCCAACCCTGCATCATTTCCTCAAGCTGTTTCTTACGAGTGGCAGTCTGCGCGGCTGATACCTTGTATGGAACCACCGCACCTATCTGTTGGAATAACGCAGCACATTTATCCTTTGAGCGTATGGCCTTCAGGAATGCCTCTGTTGTAGGAAACTTGAACAGGTGCTTGAGCCTGTCCATTGCAGTCTGGTGTTGTAGTTCCAGTTTTCCATGATACTCTTCCAGCATAGGCTTGTTCAGGATGAACGGCGACTGCGTGTACATGCGTGTTGTCATGGAGATTTGATGCAGTGCATCCATTGTCATGTGCGGCAACATCTTGTTCACATTCTGTCGCAGCCCCTCCACGTCACCAGTGCAGTACCGCTTGTACTCGAACAGTTCCTGTTGTGTCAGGTCTTGGATATGGCGTCCAGACATGGACTCAATGAACCCGCCCTTGGTATGGGTGCCAAGAAACTCACAGAGTGCCGCTTGACTCTCACGGGTAAGGCGAGAAATACCCGTCCACCGCGCCATTGCACGAGTGCATATTGGATTCGCAATCTTGATACCAAGGTAATCCTCCGTAATGAACGCATCGAACTTCGCGTTCTGCATGTACACCCATGTGTTGGGGTCATCTAACGGGAGTATAGTAAGGACACTACGAATCAAATGTGCGGGTACCATCTGCACGGGCTGGTCGTCCACTGCTACACCGAGGAGATGCAGTTCAAACCTAGGGTCTCTGACATATTCCTCAATGGACATCTTACGCAGTGTGTATGTGCCGTTCTCGTAATATGATTCGTAGTCAAGGAAGATGTTCATACGTCATACCACCAGCATAGAAATTTAGCCAACAACATAGCACCTATTACAACAGAGAACATCATAACACCAATAATAATTAAAGCATATTTAATAGGTACTGGTTCAAACACGATGAATAACATTAAGCCAGTCCTCCGCAGTTATCTTGTTGCAATTATAGATATCCTCAAAAGGACAGGTTATATCGCAGTGTTCAGTATTTCTGCAATGTTCTTTCAGTTTACCAGCCAAGAACTTTACCTTCTTCAACAGCACTGGAATAGTCTTTATAGCTTTACGGTCAGCCTGTTCGTGCAGGTCGCAATCCATACTAGGGTGCCCTTCCGGGTGTATAGCCTTGTGATACCGTGCCTCAATCTCTTTTATTTCCATACAGATAACCAATCCTCTGTAGTTACTAGGCGACAAGTAATACTGGGGAATGCACACATAGTTGAACCTAAAGGACAATCCCCTTCACGACAGGCCACCGACAAGTAATGCGCTATGTCACGCTGTTCATCCAGCTTAGCAGCGTCCGGTGGTACCCACTCCACACCTCCAACATAAATATATCCCAATTCACGAAGTGTACGAATGGCAGCTATTGCCGCTCTGATTGTTAAATCACTCATATGATGCGCCCCGTAATATACTCAGTTAATTTATCACGGCATACAAATATTAGACAACTACACTCATCCCTTACTGGACATTTATCGCAGCTAACAAGCTCCACCAACCAGTCAATCGCCACATCACGCTGCCTTACTGCTATACGAGTAGGCTCATGTTCTATAAGCATACGGTCAAGCACCATGTGACAAGCGTCAGTACCCTTATTAATGTGACAATCCTGTACCAGCGGACAGCAGTTACAACCATTGTCGAGGATATACTTTTTAAGATGTATCATTGCACATGCTCCCGCAGCCAGTCGTTTATCATCTCAGCGCAATGAGCATCACTTTCTGAACCGCAATCCCCAGTCCATGCAGGACAGTGGTCACACGCATGGTGAACATCCGTTGCCTTGACAAAGCTCTGTATCATGTAGTCAAGTCTGCGCTGTACCACATCCATGTCATTAAGATACGCTGTGAGATTCCGTATACATTCGTCACTACCGGGTGGCGGAAAATCGCAGTCCAGTACAGGACACTGCCTACAGTGACCACCGATAGCAACCCTATGCACGTATGCTTTAATCTTTTCCACTAGACGGCCCTCCGTGGTTTATGTGTCAGCATCCTACACTGGACGCTCAGTTTAATTTGGTGCCTCCGTAGAGGCACCTGTTAAACTAAGAGTTACCTGTTCTGTTGCGAAACTGGTCAATCTCTTCTTTGGTAGCCAACCGCCAGCGAACTATGTTCTGTGTGGTGTCAGCCTGTTCACCCCAAGGCAGTTCCTCTTGCATCGCTGGAACATAGTTGGTGCCGTTTGCGAGTTGTGCAACAACTACAGTCTGCAAGTTGGTAGCACATGTCTTGTTGGCAGCACGGTCTTTATCCGTCCACTCCCGCCAAGCATAGGGGTCTTCCGCTTCTGGCAGAGTCAGCCCTGCAAGGTCAAACTCAAGGCTCTCAATGTCGCCGCCCTGTTCAACAAAGCGGGCAAGCTTTTCTTCAATCAATGCACCATCCCAAGTTACATACTTTCGTATCGTGGTGTACGGGATGCCAAGTATCTTTGCCATAGCCTTCTGGTCTACACCGAGTTCTGTATACCGCATGACATAGCGGTATACATCATACCGGGTTTCAGAACGCTTGCCATTACTGGAAACCTTAGGCGTAGACTCTTGCAACTTGGCTTCCAGCACAGCGATACGGTCTTCTGCGGCCTTCGCCCTCTTCACCATGATAGGGAGGTACTGTTCAATCAGCCCCTTCACAGTAAGTTCAAGCTGTTCAAGTCGCTGTTGCATGGTATCACCCTACGCCTTGGGTGCAGGGGCCGGGTCAGCTTTCTTGGGTGCGGCAGCAGGTACAGGTTCAGGTTTCTTTGGCGCAGGAGCCGCAGCAGGGGCAGCATCGCTCCGCTTTTCCCACAACTTCATATCCTGCATCTTCTTACGCCGGGTCTTCTGCAAGTCCTTGCAAATCAGAGACTGGCTGCGCTTGTACCCGCACAGGTCACGGTAGGATTCAGGAGTGTGACCAATGGTAGCGAGGTAACGCTTTGTGATAATCTTGAATTGTTTACCAGTGACGCAGCAGGTCACAGTCTTGTCACGAATAGCAGTAGCCGGGTCGCATACCAGTTTGGGAGCGGTTTCAACAGTGCCACCAGCGGCAGCAGCCGCAAGTTCTTCAGCTACCTGATGCACATAGGCACCAAGTTCAACGGGAGTCATAGCTTTAACACCAGCCTGTGCTTTCGCAATTTCCATAGCCATCGCCATAAATTCAGTTGCAGACATTATTGTCCTTCCTTTGGGTTTGTGGTGCTTATGCACCGTTAGTGAGTCTTAAATAATCCACCTGAAAAAATATGTCAAGTAGAAATTTCTTGTTTCTCAGGATATATTTTTACCAGAAGTTCATGGAATGGAAACTCCCCGGTAACAACCTTGGCCTGAGTCAATGCCATGTACAGCATGAAGCAGTCAATCGTCAGATGTGATATAACCTCTCCCAAAACCTTGGGCTTCTCAAGCTTGTCGAAGCGATGGTTCATCGCATCATCCAGCCGCTTGCAAAATTCTTTGTAGCTGGCCTCTGCCAGTAAGATGATTCGAGGCGGCGACATGGGGTTAAGGCTCTTGATAAACGGCACCAGTTCAGGCGGGAAGCCGGGGTTATGGAATGCCACTGGCCCCACGTAGTCTATGAAAGTTGTCATATCAGTTCGTCCAGTGTGACAATGTTGATTACTTTGGACAGCGTACCATCTTTCTTGTACGGCTGTACGCGAAGCTGCCAAAAAGGTTCGCTATCAGTACCCTCCACCGCCACCACAAGACCAGTCTGATACTCACCGAAGCGGGGACTACATGTCATCTTGACAACATCCCCAACTTTATGTGGGCAAATTTCATAGGCAACCTGTTGTTTTGTTTCGTTGTATTCGTCCACAGCTTTTCGCATGATGCCATACTTATGCTGCAACAAGTCTTTATAATCTTTCATACCACCTCCAAGTAAGCTACAGGTTTATTCGACAGCCGTTCGTGCAACCAGAACAGCTTCTCCGTGCGCTTCACTAGTACCGTAATGGATGGATGCGCGTCAATCCCATTCTGAGCCAAGGCTCTTCGCACGTTGCGCTCTGTCACATTCAACATGTAACCAGTGTTAAAATGTATTGCTCCAAGCACAGTCCACTCCCGCCGCCCATGCTGACAGATACCACAGGCTTGTTTGAACGCACAGTTCTGTATGTCAGGACATTGGATACCGTCATCACGTGTGTTGTTCACCTTGTAAATTTTGTATTCTATTTTCATCTGCCACCTATTATAATAGCCTTATCAGATACCAGCATAACATGTTTTTCCTCTTGTGCTGTGAACAGTTGAGCCAGACTATACCGCTTGGTGTATTCCGTAGACTCTGGCATGTACTCCTGTATCTCTGCCCATTCACCCGCATAATGAGGCCAGTCGTCAAGAAATTCTTCTATTGAATAGTAGTAAACGAACTTACGCATTCTATTTCCACCTCCACGACATGAAGCCGCGCTTCTGTATGATGTAACAACCGCCGCACCCTGAATTGTGTGATAATATCACCGTCTTCTATCATGTTCTCAGCCCTTCGCAACCACCGCAGTCTAGTACGCAACTGATGCGGACACTGCAACTGTAAAGTCTCTTGTATATGTGTGAGCTTTTGAGTAAGTGCTTCCATGTTATACATCCATACCACATTCAATACAATATTCCTCATCATTCACTACCACATGATTGGACAATGGAAGTCCGCACCCGCATTCAGCGCAGTAGAAGTACCCTTTATCGAAACAGTTATCACATACATAGTACCCACTTGTTTCTATATAATGTGTGTCGGCTCTATCAAAATAATCCCAACAGTCCCTACACCGCTCCATGTTATCATGCGCCTGACACTTGTTACAAACAGCGTACCCGGTCGCATTTACATGCAGTTCTTCAAAGTCACTCGTTCCGCACACGTCACACTTGTACTGTTTCATCATAGCAACTCCCACATAAAAGTTCACTTTCATAATCAACGCACTCACTACGAAGGTCAATATCCCCGCAATGCTCACACATAAAGTAGTGGTTATCATAGCAGGTGTCACATATAACCATGTCCCTTACCGTTATAACTGTCTCTTGCAGGGAGTATTCGGCTCCGCAGTCATCACATTTAACTCGCACTAGCACTTGCATACCTTCTTTCTATAGTGTTCACGCAATAGTGGCGCACACTCACCGAGCGGCCTGTTCTCTATACACTTCTTCTCGCATATAATCACAAGCCGTATCTTATGCAGATGTGTTATCCGTTCCGCCAACGTGGTAGCCTTACGAGCTTTATCATAATCACACGCTGGCCCTTCCAACGAAGCATTAAAGGACTTGTCTTTAAGCTCCGGGTATACAGTATTAAACATAACGCTCTCAATAAGCTGCCTACGCAACTCTTGTGCTTCAAAGTTATTTCTTTCTATACGGTCATGCACCTCTTTAATTTCCTGATAGTACATCACTCCTCCCAGTTTCTAGCAGCTAATGCCCGTTCTATCACATCGAAACCTGCTTGTATAGCGGCATCCTGAATATCTTCTTCAATGGATTCCAACAAGTCCATAGCCTGTTCATCAGTAAGACGTATCTTGTGGGCTTCTGCTTCGCCTAATACATCACCGATGCACCAACGTGTTGTAGCTAACCACTGTTGTTCACGCATAAACAGGAACCTCCTCATAGTATACGCATTCCTGCGTGTTCTCATCAGTTATTGTAAAGATACCCCAACCACACAGTGCAGTAGTTTTAATATGCCAGTGAGCAAACTCAATGGATTCGGACACTGTATCAAAATACATAACTGTATTGTTTGCCCCGTGCATGTTTATCTGTACGCGAAACATCAGCGGTACCAGTATGTAAAACCGTCAATATCAATGGACGAATAGTCATCCTTCAACGCATCAGCCGCACACTCCCAGTCAATACAACTATAAGGCCATGCAGTAATGTTATTTATAAAGCCCGTGTCTTCAACAAGTTGCATAGTATACTGTATAAAATAGTCATCTTCTATCAGTTCAGCGGGATACCATTCATCATTCCATTTAACATCATGCCCGCAGTCTGCCAGTTCCTCAAGAGCTTTCGCGTACAGTGGGCGATCATCCTCATCTTTATGCATATCTTCAAAGTATTCTATCATACCTTGAACGTCAATAATATTCTCGCCTATCATATTATAGCCTCCAATCTGTTTTGCGTATCCACGTCCAGATACAAGTCTTGTTTATTATCAATTATGTACAGCGTCATATTGTTGGCATAGCAAATTGCATACACCCTTCGCCATTTATTAGAGCCGTACCTCATCTGGTATTGGGTGGGGACTTTCCCGCCGTAGCCGTTCTTGTCGCGCCCGTGGTTCGCTGCCTTCTCGTCCCGTTTTACCGCCCAAACGAGGTTAGGTAAGGTGTATCTCATTATTGTGCCTCTCGTGCCCTCCTAGGGGCAGGAATATGTGACTTGAGCCAAGCCCGTGCCGCCGTCAATCGAAAGAAAGTTCTTTTGGTTTTCGTATAGGGAACCGGGTTGAACCATATTTCAACGTGGTACAGTCCCGGCCTTTTAAACAGATACATATTAAGAAGTTCTGTCTTAATATTTTCAACCGTGCCTTTATCCAATGCGTGAGCAGTCAGCCAACCTGTTTTGGTAAAGTCTTTCGGGTGTTCAGCATGAAGCCTTCGCCCTTCAATCCTACTGTCGTATATCATACCATAACCCCTTCGATTGTAAATTCATATGCACCATCGCGCATATTGTCCGATATATATTCATCGCTATTAAGATATCCCCATTCTTCGTCAAGACGTTGCAAAGCGTAGCTTGTAAACAGTTCCATAAGTTCCTGCAAGGCTTCCTCTTGCACGTCCGTTGCCCTATTGTCGTATCCTGTTGTCGTTAAGCAGCGGCAATCATCTACTATCAGGCCGTAGTATCTACTACGAGTAAGCTTGCAGTGCAGTCCATAGAAGTTGGACTTCTGTATGGAATGCTCAAGCTTCAGAAACTCTTGCAGGAATATTGATGTACTGTCATCTCGCTTGTGATATGTACCGAACTCTTTCACAAGACGTTCTTTCTTTTCGGAGAGATAGTTATAGCTTCCCCTGAAAGAGAAGTGCCTACCACGGTTAAGGTCAAAAGATGCGGTCTTACCTTCAATGGTAATGCCAAGGTTGTTTCCAACAGTCTCAATATCCATTAAAGTATAATCATACCAATCGCATTCTATTGTGTTACGCCACTTGTCCAGAGCATACTCTTGTGCCTTTGGTGACAGTTCATCAAACTTATACACCGTTGTTATTATTTCTCGCATGGTAATTACTCCTACGGATTAGAGGTTAGTGTCAATCGCTTCATGGCTGCTACAAGTTCCACTTGTAGCAGGTAGCAGTTATCGACGTGAGAGCTTTACCGCAAGTTTCGTGTTGCGTCTTTCACCGGGCAGTAACATTTCCAGTGCTGGTATCACCCATGTATCAAGGTAAGTTCTGCTAACAAGTTCAATCTTTGTGCCGTACATTTGACTTTCAATCTCTGTTTCAACAAGGATTTTTCTCGCCCTGTTTATACCCATTCCGCCGCACCCGCAATCCGGGGCTTTCAATCGGTCAATGATGTTCTGTACTGTTTCCAGTTCTTCACGTGTCATCATACAGCACCCCTTATGTTATGGAATAGCACCCGGTCAAGGTATCAATCCAGATTATATCTGATGCCTGTATGATACTCCCATCAAATACCGCCTCAAAGTTCTTCTGCGTGAAGCCATACAAGTGCCTCCTCCACTGCTTCCGGCTCTGCATGATAGTCAACAGGCCGTTCAATCGCTCCCTTGTAGTGGGCGTGTTCCAACCGCACAATGTGAGGGCAAGCGTATGCTGTTCAGTCCATGCAATCAGGTTGCCATGTAAGCGCAGTACTGGCTTGCCGTCTTCGATTGTTACTGTCGTATTATTGTTGCTGTACCGCTCACCATGGACGAATGCCAGTGCCGCTTCCCTTGTTACTCTTCGCATGAGATTACTCCTGTGATTAAACTGATAATGTTATACTTCCCCTGCACAACTGCACCTGTGACATTAAGAGCTTTAAGAATCCCGTCAAGCCTGTTGCGCATTGTCATACTAGCACCTACAGGGAGCCATACAGATATACGTGTTTCGAACAACTTCCGTTGCGCTATCAGGGAATTGTCAACAAACAGTGAGGTAATATGTTTCTTGTTTTGTACCTCCGTCAAGCCCTCCCGCATGGGTGTCCCTGTGAAAAATGCCCGAACTACTCTGCGATTAATCGCGCTTCTGGCCTTGTCAGGAGTATACCTGTTGCATGGCGGGCACAGTTCCTTGTCGCTGTATTCGTGCCACAGTTCGGGGAAGGCGGTATAGTACGATACAGCATAATTCCACCCCTTGCGTGCGGCCTCATTCCAAGCGGCCTCATGGTTCCCATTGAGAATGTAAAAAAATTCTCGCAGTCCGTTGCTTGACACAAGAGCTGTTGTTTGCAAGCTGTTGTATCCATATGATGTAGGATTATATGAGATGTAAAACCCATCATGTTGTGTTATTTTATTCATGGTGTACCCTCACCTAGTTATATATTACGTTGTACTTATATACATGTGGACGTACTTCAACAGTCCATTCCTTTTGCATAATCATACCGCGCCTACGGCAATTAATTCGCTGTAAATTATATTCTTCGTATGTACAGCGCACGCCGTCAATGTAGTATCGGTATGTGTACAGCTCCCTGTCACAGTATCTGTACTTGATAAAGTTCATAACTACTTACCCCACATATTATTAACAGACTTCTTCCACGACTTCATGCACTTCGCGCATGGGAGTTGCGGCAAACGTTCGCCGTCAATGTCACCGGAGCCGTGGATTGAGGCACAAGTAGGGCATACCCACAAGCTGGCCTGTTCCCGCGCAGTATACTGGCGCAATACTGTACCGATATGCATATGCCAGTTCCCTACCTGTTGCACAAATCCTCTCGCCCTGACGCAAAGCGCGAACGGGTGTGTATTGTAAGAGTTAAAAATTATCACAGTTTTACGTCCAGCTAATACAGTTTGCATGGTATTACTCCCACGATTGGATTGTTAGTAGACACCGTATCGGTACAGGGATTCCTCCCGGTTCCCTGTACCTAACAGGGTTTACTTGTATGGCCTTGAGCTACATGTTACCAGTTTTGCTCCTCTCTCTATGGAGTACATAAATTGTGCGCGGAAATCAATTCCTGTGGACACATCACTCTGGACTATTATACAAGCGTCATCGTATCGCTGTATGTTGCAAAGCTGTGCTATTTTACTTCCAAGTTCCTCCTGTTCGCAGGTTATCCAACAAAGTTGTGGCTTGTCATATTCTGCCAAGTGGATTGCAAGTTGATATCGCATGGTATTACCCCCATGATTGAATTGTTTCCCTGATACAAGTCAGGTTGTAGCGTGCCCCGTCAGGTGTCCGCGTTCCTTCAAGTGCGCGATAAAGGATTCCTGTGGCCTTGCGCTTACCATGTTGCGCAATTAAATAGTCAATGTGTTGTGCGGCTCTGTAGTCATTCGAGAGCCAGAGATATACGTTCCAAGCGTTCCAGCTCCGGTGTCCGTTGTACGTTGCCATTATATCAACACCTTTGATATAAGCAGGTGAGCGTCACAAGTACAGGTAGTGCCGGAAGGGTAATTCTCTCCGCAAAATTCGCACTCGCTCATCAGGGCGATAAAGACCACATCTTCCAAGGTGAGCTGGCTTATGTGATATATGACCGCCCCATACTGTGATACAAGTTTAAAATGTGTACTGTCTATGTAATGGATTGTTCGCTCTATACCGTCAACAAGTAGCTCTTGACCATCTGCGAAAGTGTGTGCTACAGGGCCGTAAGGGCGTTGCAAGATTGTTATTTGCATGGTATTACTCCCACGATTGGATTGTTAGTTGGGCTTAGGCTCAATGCCTGTCGCAAGTTCCCCTTGCGACAGGGTAAGAGGCTAGGCAAGTGTTATACTACGGACAAGGCACATGTATTCGATGATATCGTTACAAATTTCTCCGGAATCACCGCGCCTATCGGGGATACTGTCAATCACATTCTTTATGTGGGCAAGCAAGGCCGGGAGCAAGAGTGCCGCTTGTGTAGCGTCAAGCTGTATGCAATCGGTTGCGTCATAAATAAGTGTGCGCATATCGCTGTAAATACGTTGCAGAGTTGTGTCCTTTGTTGCGGCAAGGACAGGGGACAGACTGGCAAACAAGGTCTCACGCTGTTCAGCAGTAACATAAATGTACATGGTGGGTACTCCTAAGGAGATTAAAGCGTTATTGTTCTTGCCTTGTATATAGCAAAGGGCGTGCCAAAATGTAAGTATGCGAAATGATTGGAAGCGGGTACTGGAAAGCGTATAAAATTTTGTACTGATGGAGAAGGGGAATCGGAAAAAGTGTAATGATTTAATAGGTTGCGCAGGGATTGGAAATATTTTGAGGGCTGAAAGGGGTTGCGGGAGTAGGCGGTTTAAAAAGTTGTACAATGTAATGGCGTGTGTACTTAAAAGTTGTATACATAGTACAATATATTGTACGGATATAGTAACACAAGGCTTGTGGGTAACAATGTAGGGTACATAGGCGATACACTAGTTGATACATTAAAAAATGTGTAGGAAATTAAAGAGGTTAGTAGGGGTGTACATTGTAAAAAGGGGTAAAAATAACTTTGCGGAATTTTTTTTGAAAAAAGGACAGAGAAACCATATCATTTCTACAAAAAAGGACAGGGGCAAAAAAGGTAAAATGGCTTTGACCTCCAAAACAAAAAAAAAAATGTACAAAAAAGTTATTTATTATTATTTTACTATATAAAAATATATATAAATAGTCCTTTTTCTTGTACTTTTTCCTGTGTATTTTTCTGTGTGTCCCTTATGCACCCTGCATTGTTCTCCACAAACTTTGTTTTACTGTGGACTGCTTGTATATTCTTCAACAATTTCAACCATTTAAAAATAGTGTAAGTCTACAGTAACACAAAGTTGACCAAAAATGCACTAATGCACTGTAAAATAAACGCCGTGGTGTATACTGCAAGCTACATAGTACCATGCACTGTACCCCACCTGTGGATTGTATGGTGCATGTACTTTTGCAGTGTACCCCATCTGGATATTTTACAGTGCATTAGTGTATCATGTGGTTTACTGTATTTTTTCTGTGCAATTATAATGTACCCGCGTAAAAGCAAGATACGTGCCAACTTTATGTATAGCTTGTGTACCTATGCAACAAGCGTGCCAAGTGTATGTGGCGTACAATGTACCTAGCTTGCGTTCTAAGCGATTTTACCCTTGCCCGTGAGCCGTACATCATAAAATCTTTAAAAGTGCAGCAGCGAAAAATGCCAACGATACTGCATAGTTACAACCATGTTTTGCGAGGCACCTCCTGAAAAATAATTTTATAGGTTAAACGTTATTCCTTGCGGCACAATGCTTCACGGCTTGACCTGTGGGGCAAGCAGCCAGCCAGCCAGCCAGCCAGCCAGCCAGCCAGCCAGCCAGCCAGC